CGATGAGGTCGGATAAAGCTCATTGGTCCCCACCGTCTCGATATTCCGCATTTGCTCGAAGTGCTGTTTTTGCCACATACGCCGACCCCCCGTCTCGCCCCGTATCGACTTTCTCATCGTACCCTTGACTGGCCTGGTCCGGCGAAAGTTCACCGTGTCTTTAGCCTCAGCCTGAATTTCCTCGATTTTGAAAGTTTGCATTGCCCTGTCTCCTTTTCCTTTTCGGCGTTATAGCCCGAATTCGATGGCCTCTGCCTCTACCTGCGTCAGTACCTTTTTCGGCCGCCCCACCATCGTCATTTTGCCCACCCCGTTGAATCTGGGCAACCCCATTTTGTTAACGACGGTGACCACCCGCGAATAAGCCTGCGTGCGATCTTTAACCGTTGGGAACTTGGCCATTACCTCTTTGGCGAGATCGGCCATATAGATCGCCTCGCCCTCTGGCAACTGAGTTAGGGTTGCCCTGATATAGGCAGTTATGCCCTCGCCCTTTATGGCCTTTATTTCAAGGCCTTCAATTTTTGTGGTTTCCATCGATATCTCCCTTCGATTATTAATGGCCAATGATCTCATCCCCTGCCCGCCCCCCGCCCTTAGAACTTCGGTGGTGTGTAACGCTTAATAAAAGCCGCCCACTCAGTGGGGCTTAAATTTGAGAACACGGTTATCTCGCCCTTTTCCCCCTCCTTGAGAATCAAGAATTTGCCCCTCGCGATTTCTTCACTCGCCGCCTTTATAGTCAGTGGGTGATTCTTCTTCATTTTTCCCTCACTTTCAAATTCATTATATCATGGGGGCCTTAATCCCCCCGCAACCTTTAGAACGATCCATCGATCTTAAGCAACCTTTTAGCGATCTTTAACCTTTGTCCTTTATATTGTTTTATCTATATGCTTACCCTTATTCGATGTACCTCTAGAAGGACTACTATTCACATTCTCTTTATTTATTGTGCTTATTATAGGATAAAACGATGGATTGATCGAGCAAAAAGGCGATTATTTTTTCTCTAAAATTGTGAGATAGGGGTTGATGGAATCCCTCGATATTTCCCTTTGCTTCTGTGAGGGTAGGGAGGGGGTAAGAGATACGAGACTATGTAACTAGTAAAGCTGCAGGGATGCACGTCGAAAGCTCTCCGCTATTTTTCTGCTAGTGATATGGCGAGGTGACGTGATCTACTGAATCGATGTATGATCAGGTGTACAACACTGCTTTCTCGTCCAGCAGCTGATGCAGTAGCTCTTGTTGCAGCTCAGGCAACTGTAGAAAGGGAGAGGTCTCTTGTGTCTTTGTTGGATTAGACCGATGGGGTATAGCGCTATCCAATCACACGTTTCTACTTCTGGTAGACCTTTGAAGCATCTAGCGCATTTCACACTAATAGGTCCTGGTACCGTCCATCGCTGCTTTGCCTCCGTCGCCCCAAACTCCTACTCTGCCAGTCTCTTGGAGTAGTCGAAAGGTTTTCACAACAGCAAAGTCAGTGATCGCGACAAACTCGAACTCCATACCCGCACCGAAGTCTCGCAAGCCCTTTAACACGATATCGCGTAGCTCTGTAACCGTTACCTCCTGTAAGGTTTTGGCTAATATGTATTCAGTGATGAGCGTCATAGCATAAGCGCTAATCGTGTTATTTGGTTCTTGCATCCGCATAAACGAATCCAGTGGACTACTAACGCGAAATCCTATCGATGCAGCGAGTGATATTGCATGCCGATCTCTGGTGGAAATGGTTTGAAGGGTAGTAGTTGCGATGCGCATCCGAGTATTGACGATTATAAATTCATCGAGATACGGAAAGCGAAGATGTAGTCCAGGGCCGAGCGGTCTGGTGAACTTCCCTAGCCGAATACGAATAGCAACTTCCCAGGGGACTACGATTACCCATGGGATTACACCGCGCAAGAACTCAACGAGCCATTGAAAGAATGTATTCATTTGACTATATGCCTACAGCACTCTTTGTAGTTCTGGGTGTGGTTCCTCGTATCGAACTCCATTTATCTTGAACCACTCTTTTGATTCATGTAGCTCAAACTCTTGTATCATTTGAAAGACGAAGGCGATTAGCTTGTCCCTGCTCAGGTTGGGTGGCGTCTCTCTCCTAAGGTATACGGTTGTACGCTTGGAGTTATCGTCTACATCGATTACTGATACCTCTAATTCTATGGACAGACTGCCGAACACATTGGCTGTCCTGAGCGCGTGCCCCCGCTTGTAGCTAATGCTACTTAGGACGTCTCTGATCTCGTTTACGTGCATGTTCGCTTTTACGATGAATAATGATGGTTGCCCGGTGATGTCCCACTGCCAGTAGATCTTCGAGCTCAGGAGCATTTTCGAGGTCTTCTAATACTACTCCCCGACCACAGGGACGTATGTAAATGATTCCCTTGTACTCGAATTCATTTTCCATATTCAGTACCACTTGCTGGAGGGTGTCGGTCGTAGTACCACCGATGCCCCATTCAAGAGGTCTTTGTAGTAGGGAGATCGCGCTAGCTCTACCCAATCCATCGGTGGTGGTGCAAAGCTCATTGCTACAAGATAGACTGGTAAGTGCTGGCTGAACAGTAATGTACCTCGAAGGTCCCCCAGAGTACTAATCCTTTTGTACTCTCTCGGATCGAGACCAGCATCTCTGCAGAAGTCATGAAAGATTCGTTCTTTGGGGGCTACGATGAAACCTTTCATTCCTTCCAATGCTCCTTATCATATCTGAGCGCGAATACTGTTGCTTCAGTTCGAGTGGGCGCGGGGTGCCAGTGACCCCTCCCTACAGCTATCCAACCCATATAGCTCTCCATAACAACGATGGAGTTATATTCGATGTGGCCTGGGTCTACTGAACTCCGCTCTGGTTTGATTTGTACCCGCGTACCATCGATGTATCCGTAGTCAAAGACCACCTCGTTTGTTTCCACCGCACTTAATGCAGATCGTTCCTCCCCAATACACATCGCTTACCTGTAGTGCTGGTGGATGCGTGCATCCCGCGAGCTTCTGCTCTTTAGCACGTTTGAGGTAAGGTTTGACTACGGCGAACCAGAGCACTACAAGAAGTATAAAAACATACCAACCAACGATGATAGCAATCATCGAATTCATTTCTTAACTCCTATTCCTACGGAGCGATTAATGTCTTATTGATCAACCTCTGCAGTGACTTCTCGAACTTGTATGCATCACAATGCATCGGTAACCAAATTGTTCCCTCGATGATGCAATTCTCTGCATGGCCCCCGTACTCGATACGGTACATCCTCCAATTATCCATATCCCTCGGAGGACGTTGCACCATTTGCTCGACGAGTGAAACTCTCATACAAACCTTCCGCCTTTTTGTCGACGAAAGCCATGTTCACTTCGAAGGGCATCAGTCCGCATCATCGCGCAAGCGTGCACGTTATCAACAAAGCCTCGATCAGAAACTTGCGCGATATGATAGCTCTCAGCGAGTAGTCTGAAACCCTGTGCGGCCAGCTCGTTAACTTTCTTCTCGAACTCGGTTAAGTTCGAGTCTGAAACAAATCGGTACTCCATTACTTCTTCTTTCTTCTAACTCGTATGGCCTTTGTTGCGAGCACCTTGTAACTATGGAGTTCTTCGAGGAAATTCTCTTTGATTTCCCCCACATCGATTTCCATATACTCCTCGCTATTCCAAACCTCAAATGGACCTATTCGGATTTCTTGATAATTTGGACTCCATCGAAAATGCACACATGGGATAGTGCTCAAATCACTTGTATGCTCTATCCAATAAGTGAGATTCTCGACAACTTCTACCAACTGATCAACTGTGACCATCGGTCACCTCCTGTAACTCTTCAGTATTGGAAGGTTCGCTCTTTATTTGTTAATGGAGGATTAGAAGCTGCTTCTACCTCCGTTACGCAAGTCCAACTACCTGGGGCGTATGCTTTGATAATCCGCCTAGATGATGCTACTGGGCCTGTTAAGAACAGCAATGTTCCATCTCTGATAATAATTTCATCAGCAGTAACCTCGATTGGACAGGAGATCGAACTCACTACATTATACTTTTTCATCCTGATCCCCTATCTGCTCTCCAATTTGCTCTAACTCTTTCTCCAATTGTTCTTTCTGCGCGAGAATTGCAGCTACAGTGGAGATCTTCGCTTGGTTCTCCTTGCTAGCATATTCAACAGTTGGTATCCATCGAAGCTGATAGCCACTCTCGTATGCTCTCATGTCAAAACAATCGACGCAGAGAGGGGCTCCATCTTCCCACACTGAACGATCGCTGAGCATATACCATAACGATGGGGGTGATTGCCATACCTGTCTTACCTGTCTACCGCAATCATGGCAGTACTCGTGGAGTAGAAAGTGCCGAGAGAAAAAGTTCTTAAGCCTTAGCCTTAATTTTTTCATCGGGGCACTGTGGTGGATATCCTGCTGTCAGGGTAACCCATGCGCCATCGACAATCTTGTCAATCGCTTCATGCAACGTCTGCCTGAATTCAGTATCCATAAAGTAATTCGCGATAACCTCTTGCTTATCTAGTGGAGATTCTTTTTCGAGGGGAAGAGGAGAACATCTACCCTTACCACCAGCATAGCCGCAGTAATGAATATGACACTCTCTATCAGGTTGTTCAACGCACTTGCTCATTTTCTCAATGGTTCGATCTTTCTAGCTACTGCAAGGAAGCATTTAGTTAGAGGTTCATGCAGCTCATCTAATCCAACGCTCCTAGCAATCCAGCGAGCTTCGATAATGCAATCTTTGATCTTGATCAGCCTTTCCCTTTCGAGCAGCAGTTCAAACTCAGGATCCTTATTTACGACTTCATTGTTCTCATCAACTCGCAAAATTCCCTTTAACGCCATTTCGCGCTTTAATGCAGGTAAACTCATTAGTACTCCCCTTCATGAAATTTATCCTTTTTGCACGCTCATGAACTTCCAGTGCTTTGGGTTGATGCATCGAGCTGTCTTTATGTCTAAGTGAGAACCATCGAAAAGACATCCATTATAAGTACTCACTACCCGATCGTGTACTTTCTTGAAGTTGTTCATCGTGAGCTGATCAGCATCTTCCTTTACTAATGCGAGCCCGCGCATATCAAGCTCACCCTCTTCGCTGATAGCATCGCGGTAACCCGCTTGTTTAAGTTTATGTTTGATTTCGTTATAGGCGAGCTCGCTTAATGCGAGTAAAGCATAGGTATATGTGTGTGTACGGCTCATTGGTAATTCTTAAATCCTCCTGCGGGTCTAATGTCTTCCATCTTGTTGTAGAGATTAACAGCAAAACTCCAGATGGAATCGCCAAATTGACGTAGGAACAGTACTTTTATTTGACGAAGTCGATCTCGAATCCACGTTTTTTGCACCAAGAAATGAGATTGTCGATGGATTGTCCCTTGAATGCTGCTAAGATTGGGGCAGCTTCTACAATGGTGTGAGAGAGCCCAACACCCACGGCAGCAACAAACGATGGACTTACCACTCTCAACCATACAATAGCGTCTCGCATCTCCATGACTTATAATATTCCTCGAAGGGAGATGATTTAAATGATAAAGAACGTTAATGACACACTGACTCAGGGGATAAATACTCTTGTACCCCCCATTGCAGTGAAACATCGAGAAATAAATGTTACAGATGTAGGTGTTGGACTCACAACGGGAGTACAATTTACCTTCATCGACGTTAACAACGATGACAACAAGGATGACGTGTTTGTCGTTGTTGGACTCACTGTTCCTTCTACGGACGTGAACAACGGAGCCATTCGGTTGAAGCCGAAAGAGTCTCTGGAACTTGTTCGCAATCAAATACCCGACAACACAAAAGCACTCGCATTTCAAACTGTAGTGGGTCAAGCGGCTGTTGTTCGTGTGTTATGGGGAGAAGAATAACCATCAGATCTGTCCAGTCTTAACTCCCTCTTCATAGAACTCTTTACGAATCTGGAACTCATGATTGATCGCTATCATTTGATCGAACATGGGTTCTGGCTTCCCTGCGGTACCTTGAAAGAGATCGTTCATCTCCTTGAGCTGCTCTTCACACTTACCCTCTTTCCAGAAAGCTAAGTGATGAATGCGGTCATAGAACTCCAACATCTTTTCACGCAGGTCATCAACCTTCACGCGCATTTCTTCTTTTACTTGTTCCAAAGTCATATGTAACTCCTTGGGCATCTGAATTGAATTGATGTTCAGGAAGGCTCATTGAAGTTTTCCTTATGGTAATCAGCATAGCTGGTAGTTTTAGTATGCATTATTTGATGCAGGTCATCGATGCACACTGGGGTTAAATCGTTGTTATCAACTCCAACATCCCATCTCTTACCCGGAGCTCTACAACTACCATGCGAATGTCCGTGCAAGTGCCAACTACCGTAATGACTTTGATTCCAAACCAACATCGGATAATGCAAAAGAGTAATACGAGGAGTACCTTGAGGTTTAAGTTCTAGGTAGGGTATCATGGCATCGAACCGAAGCTTTGCTGCGCGGGGGAAGTTCTTCCCATGATGGTCGTGGTTGCCGTAGATGAGTGTGATGTGTCCCTTAAGTGCAGCTAAAATCTCATCAGTACGTTGCTTATTCGCAAATGAGAAGTCTCCGAGATGATAGATTATGTCTTTGGGACCCACAACTGAATTCCACTTCTGAATCAACTCCTGATCCATCTCATCAATAGTAGCGAACTGTGGCCGATACCTCTCCAAGCGGATCATCAGTCGATGTCCAAAATGCGTATCAGCTGTAAAGAAGATATTACCCACCGAACTTCTCTTTGACATCGCACGTCTGACACATGATGGCGTCAGAGTCTTTGAATGTCTCATACGATTCACCACATTCGGTGCAGTCTCGAACTTCAAACTTCCGAGAGTACTTAGCAAGCAAGTCCGGCCAATCACCTCTTATGATGTAGCCTTCTTCTTTCTTTGGAAGGAAAGAAGAGCCCTTAGCCCAAAACGGAACAACGACACCACGAATGCGCTTAAGGTCCTCAAGAAACGATTTTTGAATGATTAGAAGATCGCCGCGCTCAGGAACGATTCCATGAGCTAACTTTAAACTGTCGAAGAAGTTTGTGGGTGCTCGAAGTTGCTCTAAGATGTTTAGCAACTTCTGTGAGGTGAAATTATCATAATCACCCTTCGATGTAGTTGCAGTCATTGTTAATAGCGATGTCATTAAAACTCCTTCCCATGCATGTATGGTCTTCCGAGATTGTATTCCATCTTTGCGAGAACAGCTTCGGGGACTTTCCAACCTCTAGCGTACGCGATGTCCATCATACGAATAATGACATCCGCAAACTCAACCTCAACTCCTTTGAATTCTGGACAATGACTATCGGGAGGAAACTTATGACGGATGTTTTCTAGAGCCTCTGACAGCTCAGAATGTATTAATGCAATCATTTCACCGTCGTTGCGATCTTCTCCTTCTTTCCAGAAGCCCTTTTCGATAGCGTTCTCGTGAATGTCCTTAGCCAGTCTATAAAAACTGTGAACAAAAGAATCATCACTGACAATGGTAGTGAATTTCTTTTCAGTTTCCCATTTACTGTAAAGTATGGTACCAATAACAATCCCAATTATAACACCAGCACACAACAGCACAAGGAAAGTAAGTGGAGTAATCATTGCTTATCCTTTTTCTCTTTTTGTTCGTCGATCGCTTTTGTAATAGTGGTGAGCACCGCGCGGTATTCAGTTACTACCCTGAGGATAGTTCCATTCTTCAAAAGCACTTTTGTGTTTGGATATGTATCTTCTAAACCAGCGATCTCTGATAACCGGAAAGCACCAAAATGATCCCCCCGACCGTCGCTGTTCATAATCCGAAACTGAATGAAGTAGTTGTCCATTACTTCTTCAGTTTACTGCTATTTTGCTTGTCGATGAAGACGTCCACGCAAATGCATCTCCGATCGAACTTATTGATTGGTCTCCGAAGACCCCTGTACCTCGGATGTAACGGACATTTTTTCAAGCTCATATTCTACTCTCCTTATTTCGTCCATAACTTGGACGTGATTTCCGGGTCAAAGTGCAGCTTCCAGAGCATACAAACTGAGGAGTGACATTTCTAGTTCTTTTGCTCTAGAAGCTTGCATGTTTAATTACTCAGATACTATAACAGTACCCGTAGGTGCGTTCGGAACCGTCCCTGCACGGAAGTTAACTTCATTTGAAGGTCCCGACTCACCAAACTCATTCGCCGCGAAAGCAGCGCAAAACCAAGTACCAGATCCATCAATTGCTTCTTTAACCGGCATCCGTCTTGGCTTTGTCAAATCCCATACCGTTACTTTAGTGTAAGTCCCTGTTGCAGCACCGCACTTCATTCTGAACTCAGCAACATCACCGTCGTTGACTCCTGGTTCAGTACCCCTGCTCCAGTCCCAAGTCAAGACAGCTTTGTTGATATCTAAACTTAACACAGTCTGAGCTTGAGCTGCCCCCGTCAAGAAAAAGCCCAAGCATAGCGCTAACAATAACTTCTTCAACATTAAATGCTCCCTTCAATTTCATGAGTTTTGTCACTCCTGTCTATTTTAAAACGCCTTCGCGTTCCGATGGTATCTCCCACTGCCCCTCGTAGAATCTCTTATAGAATTCTGCGGGTGAGAGTCCCGATTCATCTCTCATTTTATAAATATCTTCCCTCCTACCATCAAATCTCGGCAATGTAAACGTTCGATAAAAGCATTGCCGTGCCCCAACTGAGTTATTAATGTAGATGCGATGCTCCATGACGATGGGCTCTGGGAGTTCACCTGCTGCAAAGAAATCTGCGTCAATGGTTTCTTCTGTTTCTTTTAATAACCTTCCATTTATAACAGCACACCTGAAGATCATTGCCAAAGTACCGCTCATCCAATTAGGCTTATACGAAATGCCCACTACGTCATTGACGTGAACTCGCAATCCTGTTTCCTCAAACACCTCCCGGAGCACCGCTCCTTTTGGATCTTCTTTCTCCATCATACCCTGCTTGAGAAGTCGAAGCTTACTATCCACCATACCGCCTGGAAGACACCACACTTCAAAGTCTCTTCGTTTTGTTAAGAGAATTCGCCCAAAGGGATCTTCAACGATTGCGGCTACGGCGACTTTCATTTTTCTTTACCTCAATTTCGTCTGGTCGATGCTTGCAAAATTCACAATCTAAATCGCCACACTTGGACTCAACCCAATCATCATGATTCTCACACCAAAAGGCATCAAATTCCTGATAATAAACAAGGATACAAGATTTATGGCCAGTTGTCCGACTAGCACTAGGACTTATGTGGTAAAGTTTTGCCACCATTCACCATACTGGGTTTCACGTAGAAGACGCAAATAATGGTATCTTTTGTCGGGGGAAGTACAGCTCCCCAAGTACAAAAGTAACTCTTTCCGTTCTTTGAAGGATAAACTCTACTAGCGTTCATTCGGAAGGGTTTGAAGTCTGCGATAGCAACTTCAACTGTTTCTTTATCAATAAAAGAAACAGTTAAGGGTGCTTCGCGGCAATCGTTCTCATGGCAGCAGCTGTTCCAAATTTCTTTAGTTGTTGGAAGCTTGTCCGGATGGTAGTGCTCGGACACGGCCGCAGCATTTCTATAATATCGCCACGGTACTCTTGCTTGTCCGAAGACATAGTTCCCTGAGAGAACAATAGCAAACAAGACAGCCCAACGAGCCATCCATCCAAGCATTCCTGTTCGAATCTTCATCTTCCTAATCCCAGATTCTCTTTCTGAGTCCGCATCGGAACAATATCCTCATACAGAATTGGAATATGTTTTTGAAAAGTTTCAAGAAGTGGAACAGTTACCTCGAGCATCTGCGGGTGAGTGTTCTTCGTTGTACGCATCAAGAAGAAATGTCTCCATTGCCGAAGATTGAAAGTAACTACAATCTTCGAAGCAAGAGCATTTGGAAATACAGAGCGAGCGATCTGTGGAGCGTGTCCTCGATCAATTAACTTGCGATATGCATCCTCACAAGTCTTGATAGCATGAAGCCAAATTTCAAAGCTATCTGGATCAGTCATGACGCCGGCAGGACAAATGAAGGTTGGCTTCATCTTCTTCTTGTAGTTCACAAACCGAGTTGACTCTTGAGTGTAAGCTGCTATGCGATGTCTTACCAACTCGTGAGTGATGCCCCGATCAACAACGAGCTCCACAGTAACCGAGCAATGTTCAGTCACAGACCAATCACCGTGTTCAAGAACTACACTTCGAAGAAAACGATCGTATGAAGTTTCAGTTACGTAGGGAGAGTCTTCACTGCGGTGGCTGATGCGCGCGATGGCCTCAATCGTCTTGAGCATCCGAACCCCGTTGAGGGGATCATCGCTATGCGCTTTGTAGAATTTACTTACGACGCCGCTTGATAAAACGTTTGTGTCGTTGTCGGACATTTTTCCTCGTTTCTTGTAAAAATTTCTTCATGAACGCTGGGGGTAAGTCGTCAAATTTATCCCCATACACCGCTTCAAATTCCATTATAGCACCACAGCCCCACATAGTCTTAGCGATATGATCTTCCGATCGATCACCGGAGAGGAAGAGACAGAAGTGATTGAAGATATGATTGACAATGTTACTGTAAGGCATTCCTTTACGCCAGTTACAGTAACCGTAGCGGGTATCACCTTCAAAGTGAATCATCGCTAAGCGTCGGAGTGCATGTGGAGAGATTGAATGGAAGTTAAACTGAAAGCCTCTCTCGTCTCTCTGTGCTCCGGTGGAGAAGACTTTATTCTTTTTGTTTGACGTGTCGCCGTCCTTGACACCTATTCTCTTTTGCATTTGTCTTCTCCTTATACTGCGCTACAAAACGTTCCACCAGTGGAAACCACTTATCGGAACGACGATGGCCTTTTACTATAAAGGGAACACTTATCTGTTGATTGTTTATGTAAGCGATAACTTCGTAATCCGATATCTCAGCCAAATTAGATACATTACGAAAAGCAACAACCAATGCCATTAGATTAAATCCCTATCCTCAGCCAACCATTCAGGGATAGTAAGTTCGACAATATCGCCCACTTTAAAGTCGTAAGGTTCTTTTTCTTCAATTTGACTCTTTGGAAGAGTTGTTCTGACGCGACCATCTCTAACTGTAATAGAAAGATCATTGATCGAAACTATCTCAACTTCAATTTCGACCAAGTCATCTTCCATATCAAGTCAACCAGTTAATCAAGCCCGCCAGTGCAAAGAGTAGCACAGCGATAACGAACTTGGTCTTCTGTACCTTCGCGTAAAACTTAGGGTCGTATAAATTGCTCATGTTTTCTTTTATACAGTAGGGTGAACAATCTTTTCAAGCACACGGAGAAGTCTATCCTCCTGCGAGGATATTGAAGGTATGTCTTCTACCTCTCCGGCAATCAAAATCTTCTTGTTCTCGTCATAGAGGGTGTAAGTGATCTTCAAATGACTATCTGAAGAACCCAATTCGTTTAAAAGGAGAGTTCTTATTGTTTTTCTCCTCTTCAAGTCACCGCCCGGAATGTCTTCTACGTTGATCATTTGCATTGAAGTTTGTCCTCTCTCAATCCCCATCGTCTTCATCTACAGCGGGTAGGTCTGACAGAATCTCAAATTGATTAACGTAATGTGCTCCGTCTTGCTCATCTCCATGAAAGCGGATATGAAACTTACCGCTCCTTAACATCCGCTTTGCTTTCTCAAGAACTTCAATTTGTCGATTAATGAGAGCTACGAAGGCGACATCCCACGGACCCGTAACCCGATCTTCGTCCCATAACTCATTGCGAGCTGCAGCAAAGAGTTTATTCTTTTCAGAATGACTTTCTGGTAATCCCGGATATAGATCTGCAAGGGTGACGTATCCAAGGCCTGTAATCTGAGATCGAAAGGGAACTTGAGCCATTGTTTCCTCGAAGTTTAGATTTCCATCACTCGGTTGGTCTGCATGATTGCGATGCATGTATCAAAGAAAAGCTTACTTACCCGGAGCTGTCCATTCAAGTGCCAAAATCCTAAAGCAAAAACGAGCAAACTCCCGTGTATTATTCCAACCCAGTAAACTTTGTCCTTATAGAAAGCTTTTTGGGTCTTGGAAGCCTGTTTCCGGACTTTCCTTTTGTTCTTTTGCGGCATGATTCCCTCTTATGGCTAGTAAGATCTTACGTAAAACAAGATTCGCTTGAGTAACGTACTTTTGTGCTTCCTCGAATTTACCTTCTGCGAGGAGACTCTCTGCTTTGCGGATATAGATGTACCGAATGCTATCAAGCTCATTGAGGATCTTACCAAACTCCTCATCGACTTGCAGCTGTTGCACGAGTCTGTTTACAACGCTAGTAGCGTAATCGTGCTTCGTAGCATCCTGAAAGACAGAGTTCTTTTGAATCTGTTCGAGAGTTGGAATCGCTGGTTGGGATTTAAATGTCGGAAGTGTACATCCGGCTGAGAAGAAAACAAAAACAAAAACGAGTTTAAGGTTTCGGTACAACATGTCCCATCGCTGATGCTATCATCTTAAGCCAGTCAAATGCCCGGGTCAACAAGATAGCAACTAGCGTGGTATAGAGAACCCAAAAGTGCTTCTTGCGGTTTTCACGATCTTTCTGAACGGTGCGGAGTTGAGGAATAATTCCCTCTTTCTTTATATCATTCGGATCCCCGAGCAGGATAATTGTCATCTGACTTTGGTAGGCTAAATCATCTTTTATGTGTTCCTGAAACGATAACAGATTCGCGTTGACAGTTTGATGTAATTCCTCATGGCGATGCGCTAGATGTTTTATTTCCACCATCAACTCGGAATTCGTTACCCGAGTGTTACTATCGCGGCCCATATTAAACACACCCCCCGCCAACTCCCAAAAGATTCATATTAGTACAAGGAACGGTATCCGCTGCTCCAGCTACTTCCTTAAATGCGCCTAACACTGAAGCATTATCTCTACTACCCGACCACGTTGGATCACTTGGATTCGAAGTACCAGTAAAGATATCAAACTCACCAGTAACAGCCATATTCGATGCAGCCCCCGCTCCGGTGGTGCCCGCGCAGCAGAGTGTACGGTCATAAGCGGCTGTTTTTGAATAGGTGGTTGCGTCCTCAGGACCCTCATGAGCAATACATCGCACCCACAAATGCTCTTCATTGAGCGTAGTTAAATCCAACGAACCTGGATCAGCGCCATCGTCTTGACGAGAAGTCGTATTCGGTGCAGTTACGGTGGGAGAGACTGAAGCATTTGCTTCGAAAATAACTATAGCCTTAGCAGCAACATTGTCAGAAAAGTTTGCCGTTACAACATCACCGACTTCATAAAAAGTATCCAGCTTAGAATACCAGAGAGATACTGCGGCGCCGTTGCCGGCGGATCCCTGACTATTAGTGAACTCAATAGCCTTATTCCACGTATTCCCTCGAGGGTCTGTAATCGAAGTGTGGGTATTCGTAGCCCCGTCTGTAGCTGAAATGTTATTCGACGCCACACATAAAAACATTACCGGATCATCACCAAGAGTGTCAGTCCATAAAACACCTATGCTATTAGACGATGTTTTATCAAAATTCAAATTAACATGTCCGATAGTATGACTCCAGGCTCCGAACCCAGGACTAACAGTTGCGAGTAGAAAGAAGAGAGTCAGTAAAAAGCTACCTATTTTTTTCATAATCACCTCCGCTAAATTATTGAGTTACATAACTAAAACCACCAGAAACCTGACCACTACTGCTTTGAAGCAGACATAAATTATCTTGGTTTACAGTGGTTGCGGCGATCGCCCATCCACCAGTCCCAAAAGCAATACCAGCGTTCTTTCCAAAATTCCACCCCTCATCTGCAGTTGCACCACCACTGAGACCGGGCACCGCAACTGTAGTCGTACCGCATGTCGTGCCGGTACCTGCAACAAAGACAACATTTTGTGAAGTTGCTGTTACCAACTGAACTGAACAAATATAAATCTTTTTAGCAGCAACTCCCGTAACGAGCTGAGTACTTGTCACCTGATCAATACCAACGAACGTCTTCGCATTAATTCTGCAAGGATCGCCTAAACGAGTATTGATATCAGCTAAATTGCCACCGGTCTCTTTCGCGATGGTAGCCGTTGAATCTTGACGAACGTATCCGCCACCACCGGATGCTACAAGAGGATCAGTATTCGTTTTAACAGTAGCAAGATTCCCACCAGTCTCTTTCGCGATGGTATCTGTCGAATCCTGCCTGACGTACCCACCGGCGCCGGAAGCCACAAGAGGATCGGTATTCGTCTTAACAGTAGCTAAGTTACCACCTGTTTCTTGTGCTGCGTTCGAAGGTAGTGGTAAAGTGGCTGCACTAACCGGCTGTGTAACGCCTGAACCATCGACGTGAAGTCGACCACTACTAACATTAGCTTCAGTGGTATCCCCGGCACCGTCTTTAACTATGCCATCACTGCTTCCAGATCCGGCACAAGATTCAAAATCATCATTTGCGGCGGTGACGCACCGCACAGCAACTGACTCACCCACTACAGCTCCATTACCGGTGACAGTTGCTTTCAAATTTCCGATAGTGGATTGAACGGCTGTTACTGTACCACTGACCGGCTGCGTAACCCCAGAACCATCGACATGAAGTCGACCGCTGCTAACATTCGCTTCAGTTGTATCCCCAGTTCCGTCCTTGACTATGCCATCGCTGCTTCCACTGCCACCGCAAGCCTCAAATGTGGTGCCATCAGTACTAACGCACCGCACCGCAACAGCTTCATCCGGAGCCGTATTTCGAATTAGAGTACGGCCGGGGATAGGTTGAGAAAAAGCGATAGTTGGATAAAGAAGAAATAATAGAACTAAAAGCTTCTTCATGATTACCCTTTCTTTACTAAAGCCCGCAATGCACTGTAGCCAAAGGCGAGTGCTGCAGCTGTTGCAGCGTAGTACCAATTTCCAGTGGCTACATCTTGCCCGATGAGATAACTGACTACGACTCCAACCACGCCAAACTCGGTTGTTTTATAACCTTCTTTGGGAGCTGTAGTCGATTTTACTTGAGTGATAATCTCAGCAGCCGCCTGTGCGATCGATTCTTTGACATCCATACTCTTCACCTCTCTCTTATGCTAATCCAATACCTAAACGAGCAACAGCTGTTTTGCCGGGCAGTGTAGTTAAAACCAATTCACTAGTATTACTCACTAAACGTTGACCACTGATATCAAGCCCTTCTCCGGGTTTAACCTTGAAAGCTAATACCGTATTGGTTGAAGCGACTACGCTTCCAAGTCGAAGATAGATGTCATCCGCACTGTCATCGTTGATCATGTTGAACCAAACGATCGAACTACCGAAGGTTACCGCTGTACCCGTATCAACTGCGGTGACTTCATGAGGTTCGATCGAAGCAACTCTGCCGAAGTCCGTTTCAACTAGAAGTCTGCCATCGCTTTTACGAACACGTATGTTAACTAGCTGTTCGATGTCATCGGGATCTACGCCACCAGCTGCGTTACGAAAGTTTTTATCAATAGCAAAGGTTTCACTATCGGGTGCTGACATTAGGGAGATTCCTCCTCTACTGCTTCACCTTCTCCTTGATCAACAAGAATACCATCAACAGATGAACCTTCAGGACCACACTTTACTTCGGCACCTTCACGAGCTGTACGAGCAACTGAAATAGTTCCCGAGCCCCAACCACCGGCTGCGGGGACGCCCGGAACACCGCCTCCGGCACCCCCCTGTCCAGTGATATAAACGCAACCGGAACCTGGACGCTCAATAACTAATCGCGTCAGATCCCGATCTTCCTTTGTAAGGAAATAGCAGCTTGAAGTGAACAGGGGGACGAGTAGTCCCCCTATCAACATGAGGTATTTCATGAGTTACCTCGGTATTGTTGCAGCTAGATCAGCAGCTTCCTCGGCTGACTGAAGTAACTTAACGATCAACGTTCGCTGTTCAGGATTCAATACGCCGTTGCCGACGTGTTTCTCGACCTCTAGTTTTACGAGAGCGAGTACATCTTCGATGAGCACTTTATCTGCGGGAGAAAGATTGTCCCACTTAATAGCGCTTCGAAGTGCTTCGACGGCGAGAGCGACGGTTGCATCGAGATCACCACTAACCACTGCTCGAGCTTGTGCTATGATTTGTTTAGCACGAACAGCTCGATCGGGCTTGTTGGCGAGTGCTCGAACAACTGCCTGACGAACGACCAAATTCAGGATAACTTCCTCGCGCGGACCGATGCTGACACCAGATGAGTCTCCGGGGGCCGATGACTGGGCTCCGCATCCAAAAAGTGCGAATGAAATCAAGGAAATAAACAGGAAACGAGTAAGTTTCTTCATATAGAAATCCTCCTAAGACTATTTTAAGGTAAAAGGTGACGTGTTACAAGAAGTTAGAACTTGAAATACCACTTGATCAAGACAGTAGCACTAACACCTACCCAATAGAGCACGAGTGTTCTAAAGGGTAGGTTCTGACACCATCCGATTGTGGTAGCGAAGAAAAGAGCTTCTCCCCACGTCAGCTTAAGTAGTTGGAGCAACAATGCCCCCGAAGTGAGGATTAAGACCGGACATGTTCGTGAGTATCCAGGGGAGCTTCTCGACCACATCATCAATGCTGTAGAAAACGATAGCGCTATTTTTCTCGATAAAGGGATGAAGCTTGAAGAGCGCCTTATTGTCGTGTCCGGTGTATCCCGGATCGATGATCGAGTAACGAAGACATCCAGATCGTCCAGTCGATCGTCCGAACTCGATCAAACTTCCGATGGTTGGATACTTAACTGACAGTGACGTGAAATTGCAAAGAAGAATATCTGCGTGATCGACGCACCAAAAGTCCTGCTGAACGATCAAGTCAGCTCCCGGAACCAGCCCGTGAAGACTCCAGGCTTTCGTTTCTGGGTTGAAAGTCTTTCCTCCAAGTGGATTAAGGAATACCGCGAGATCTCCGCACGCGTCTATCACGCGTTCGCGCCACTCTACATCTTCTTTGATGTAGTCATCCCGAATCGACCCCACAAGATAAATTGACGGCTTTCTCGAAGCCACTCCTTGAAAGTCACTTGATCTCATCATAACCAACATCTCCATTCTCTTGAATTTTTTTGTCTTCGTAACGAGCAATTACTCTGCGGTAAAATTCGAAAGCCACCATGAACAATGTACCGATAACGAGCACGAAAGAGGCATAGCGTTTCGATGGACATGTCAAAATCAACAAGCGTGTGATCGCGTAATTTAGAGGTCCGAGTTGTCCAAGGGATGATATCGGAGTCTTCTTCCCCTGAAACTTTATCTCATTAGCAAGTGGTTCAAGAAGCTTATCAATCGGAGGTCGATCTTCCTGTTCAATGTAAGGCATCAATCCTCCCCCGATTCCCACGGAAACACTAAATAGTTCGTTGTATCAATCCTTCTTCCAATTAACACCTTATCGGGAGGTACATTGTGCTTTGCATAGACGAAAGCATAGTTAACAAAGCCGTACCACTGAAGTAGATCGTAATAGGTTTCACCCGTGTCGTACAAACTATCAATGATAAAGTCATGAGCACTTAACCTTGAACGAGCATGATCTACTGGTACCATGCGCACGTTTTTAATTTTGAGCTCATATGCAAGCACAGCTGCGGGAGTCAATCCTCCTCGGGGTATGCAGTAAAAGTTCGAGTAATTAACATCAAAGAGGTGATGTTTAGCAATCTTATTTGCTAATCTGAGACAGTCTGACTGAAACTCATCCCAGTTGATAACTTGATTAGTCGAAGGTAATTTGTGAGAACTTCTTGATGACATGATTAATTACGCCATACGACAATGCTGCTCTTGCTGGTAAGAATAAACTAGTTTTAGGAGCGGATATATCCTCGCGTATGGGAGAAGTAACCCGATACTCCACAAGAAGCTTCTTCATCTCATCACTATCAATTGCATCAGCTTCGATATTTTCACGCATCGTATTGATGGTGACATCATCTCCCAGTTCAACTGTAGTTGGATGAAATAGAAAGGTGGCATCCTCTAAAGCATAGCGCCTATCTGGAGATGCAAGAAGTGGATAAATACCAGCTGAATATACCTTGCCAAAAGCAACTGTGGTAAGTCTAACATCAAACCCCTTCAGAAGATTCATTAATGAAATAGCTGCATCCCGGTCTCCACCCTGCGAACTGACCATAACGAGCAAATCACTTACGCGGCCCTGCGCCGATCCGACAAAGTCTTCAAAGACTCGATCAAGCATCTCCCATTTGATCTCTCCGGCCAACATAATAGAGAAGCAGCCCGAGAAGGGCAAACCTGAAGGCGCTGGTTTTTCATTCATTAGAGCACCTTTGTAGGTTTAGGAAGTTTCTTTTTGGGTTCAACGAGTTCGATGCCCGGCATCTTGAAATCAACGCCAGATGTGTACACTTTGCGGTCAAAGTAAGGATAGGCTTGAGGGACAAATCTTCGAATGGTTCCGTCGGGAGCTAATGACATTCGAACGATCCATGCACCGAGTTGAGCTTCGATGTGAAGTTTTCTCATGAAAGTTGTTTGATCTTCCATGCAACCAACTAACATAGTGTGGACGTTTCGAATATTCCAATACCCCATCTTGTGATAATGACCTGAGAGGTATACGTGAGGTTTCTCTCCACCCTGCAGCGACTCAACTATCTTCTGTAGGGTGTAGCTGAGAGCGTATGCTGTTCCGCCACCCGGGTGAGCTAACCTCACGCACGTACCCCCTTCTCGAGTTTTAAATTGAACATCTGCCTCGAGAAAACCCAGATAACGCCAGTCATTACGGCCAGCGTGCTCCATATCATCTTGAATCTTCTGTCCGATGTTTAAACCAACGCTATGTGCGATCCAGCCTTCGTGATCATCACCTGTAATAAAATAAGTAGTCACGCCTTCAATCTGCGGGACGTGCTTGATGAAGTATTGGATTTGTCCATCAACACCGTGGGCGAGGAGTTCGTGACGATTGAAATGGATCTCACCATCAATCATGTTTCCACAATTGAAAACGATTTCGATTCCTTCTTTTTTGAAGATCTCATACTGAAGTTGGATTAACTCGTGTCTCGAATGAACGTTCCCATAATGCAGATCACTGATAACTCCGAAGGCGACTTCACGATTGCTACCAAAGTATTTTTCCACATTGATAACTTCGTGACCTCCTCTCGCTGGATCTGGCGTGAGGGTGATCTCTTCTCCCTCATTCAGGAGTTGAATGTTATAATGATCACCGCGAAGTTTAGCAACAAGTTTTTGAACTGTGGAAGGTGAACGATCTAAATACTCAGCAGCTTGTAGAACTGAGCGCGGTCCCTTGCGAAGATACGATACGAGCTTCTGTTCGTCTGTCGAACCACGCTCAGCAAGATTCTTTGGACCACGAAAGACTAGCTGTAACCGAGCAGCACGAATTAAAATAGCATCTCGACTTCTATTTGGAAGTAAATTACGAGCAGTGATTCCTACGCTTCCGAGATTCTCGTAATGCTGTTTTAGAACTTGATCTTCTTCAGATCTCCAAGAAGCAAATTGTGTTGAACTTGTATCGCCTTTAAACTCAAGTTTAAGTAAACCTGCTTTTCTTAGAACCGCTCCAACGGTGCGCTTTGGAAATCGCTCAGCTGCATACTTACCTTCTATGGGATAGTACTTCTTGAGCGCTTCCAACTCTTTTTTTGTCCAACTCGTTGTTTTCATTTAACGACATTTTATACACAACAGCCTGTGACTTCTATAACCGAATTCGATGCTTAGTCCACCCACGAATGAAAGTACGAAGAAGGTTCAATCTTGGTTTAACCATCTCAATAAACTCTCGCATGTTTCCAGATCCGATTAGAAAATGCACAAACTGAAGACAGTTCAAAAGCTTTACTAAAAAATCTCGATCGTGATATTCGTTTAAAGCTTTTGCGGTAACTGGCCCTATCTTAGCATCAAGCTTTAAATGATAACCCGACAACACGCATGCACCCTGAGCTATCAACTGAGTAGCATGAATTCCCTGGGGTCCGCCACCCTGGTCAAAAAGTTCAGCTACTACATCAATATTGTTAATAAGATCAAGGTTCATCGGATTCCAGTAGTTCCAGTAGTACAATTCATCCACTAACCCCTGCAAAAGAGCATCCTGCTCAAGAATTTCAGGAAACTGAGGATGATCTTTAAGACGATCTATTCTAATCCAACCAGACCAACCTTCATTATACCTGCGGGCGATGCCCTTATAGGTTTCTGCTCCGGGGTCGTTCGGATGGTTTACCCAACCACCTTCGGTCTGTTTATGTTTACCAATTATCTTTTGAAAAGTTTCTGAATACATTGGCGTTCCACGCTTTCTTTACGAGATATCGAACTACAAGCCACCGCCACCATGACATCGGAGAGAAGATTCCAAATATTGAATTTATTTGGATGTACCAGCGGAGTCGCTTGTCTGCTTCAACTTTCGTGATTGGTTTGCCCAAAGTATCCCGATGTGTACGATATGCAATATCATGTTCAAGGCATCCATCGCGGTAAAAATCAATTACCCCGGTGCAGCCGTCTGACTGAAGAGCAGCTGCTTTTTCGCGAACAAGCTTTCTATATGACGGAAACTGCCACAATGCTTTGTATTTCTTTTTTGTCACACATATCAACCCCTTAACTTGTTGGAAATATCCTTTGTGGCGGTGCAACTGGGAACGTCCGTAAATTGGATACCACCGGAAATTGCCTACCTGGGCTTAGAGGTTCTGGTGGAGCGGCTGCTCCCTTAATCGCGAGAGTATGAATAATAAACTGCCCACTTGGTCCCGTAAACGTTCCTGGATCTTCCGACACAGCAGTAACTATCTTAGCAGCCGATCCAGCCTGAACATTATCTCCGTTTGACGAAATAGTATTTGAATACCCTTCCGGGAAACCACTAATTACAGCAGCTCCCGACCGAACACAAACAATCGCTAAGATGCACGACTCTATTTCATCTCCCCACGAAGGAGAAATACTAGGAGGGTCATAAGTAGTAGCGGGTCCTCCCGTAGTTGCTGCAGAAACTTCAGGGGCTGTGTTTTCGACATCATGGTCCGCTATCAAATAACTTCCATGTGCAGTTTGATGACCGCCCGACGAAGTTACAGTAATAGATGGAGTACCGCTACCGAACCACGATTCTTCTCCAGTAATGACATGGTAGCGTCCATTAAACCGCATTGGAGCTACACCGTCATTGAGGTAAGAATCAAAAATAACTTCCCATCCCGATGGCCACGTAAAATTAGCCGGATCAGTCATGGGCACGCCAACAAGATAAGCTACAACTACTTGACCTATTTCATGATCGACAGGGATTTCGATTACGTGGTTTGCAGTCCCAACCTGCTGCGCGGATTGTTCAGTTGCAACAACATTGATAGCCACTTATGCAAGCCTTTCCAAATCAAATAAGAAATTGAAAGCCTGAGTAACCCCAACAACGTTTTGAATATAAACGTGGAGCTCTTTGGTGTTGTCAAGATCTTCATGGAACCACATTACATTATCTGTGTAAGGATCAGTAATTTCGCCAGCTTGGTACTCGAGAGTCGAGAAAGAATCATCACTGTAAATCGAAAATGTAGCTCCAGCTACACTACCCGAGTTAACAACCAACTTACGAACAATAGCTCTATTTACAAAGTCAGTGAAATCAACTTGCAAAGTCAATCCAGGACCAACAGATGCAGTGGTCAGCGAAGCCATCATCCGCAATGTATTAGCAGCAAGACCAACTCGAGCACGATCATCAATCCAACTCTCAATATAATCTGTTCCAGTCTTAACTCTGAACAGTGGAATGTGATCAGGCAAATACTGATTACTCACAGCCTTGACCTGCTCATAAAGAGGATCAACCTGAATGTGATTTGTAACCCCTGCGGTCAATCCGAGATAACCAATAAACTCATGCTGCGAAGGGAGGAAAATCGTTTCGTTGAACTTCTTGAACTTGCCTTGAAAGTAAGTCCAAGATAGACCAGCCATCAAGTTCCACATCGGGGTGAAGTCGTCGTACGCGTCTAATCCCAATGCAACATACGGCCAGGTCGAACATCCACCAGTTATAACAGAGGTGGCGTCGAACCAACCCATCCAAATACGATCAATGTCGGGTTCGTTTCTATCATTACTGGTTGCAAAATCACCTTCTGCGGTCAAGTAAACGAAAGTGCGAGTGTTCGCAACAGCGGAGACAGTAGAAGGTCGTTGTTTGTATATACGATTGTTATAAACAAGAGCATTACCGCCACCCACGTAACCAACAAGAGTATTCGTAGCTCCTGGAAAAAACTGAAAGGGTCGCGTTTCGACATGGATACGAAAAGTATCACCAGTCGCAAGCCTGTTCCCACCGCCACCATCGAGCCAAGCAATCCTAACACCTTCATCATCGCCCCCTGAAGTAAAAACTGTTGTAAAACCGTTTGTTGCGGTTGCTAAGGTATTGTAGTACGAACTACCATCATCATCAGACGATCTGTATGTAGCAGCCCCTGGGGTACCGCCAGCAACAATATTGATGAGATAATTCTTATTCTCGATCCCACTATACGCACCACCCGACGCTGGAGTAAATGTGTAAGTACCCCCAAGAATTGTAGGGTAAGCTGGAAAGATTTGATTAAATTGCTCCTGAACAACACCGTTACCGAACGCTCTATTAAAGAAATAAGGAAGCGGAAAAGAACTTCCACCATGGCCAGCAATCATTTGAACAGTCTGACCAGTCTGGGAAATAGCACTTACAGGAATCCTCAATTTAAAGAAGAGATGTCGCCCGCAGTTATTCGGGATATCTCCAATGAGCAAATCCTCAGTATCAGTGAGGGGACGAAAGACAGACTGCTGATCATCAAAGAAATTAGCAATTGTGTCAGGATTAGTAATACCAGATGCTCTAGCTAATACCCAACCTTCACGAATCAGTCTCTCGGCCTTTGTGCTCAGATAATCAAGAGCAGAAACGCGAACACCAGTCGCGGTATCAACAGAAACAGCCCCACTTCGATTATTCCAGAGAATAACTTCAGAAACATCAGACTCAGATCCGGCCTCAATTGCACCAAATCCAAGACCACTGACTGTAACTCCTGCGGTCGTGTAAAATTGCAAGTTTGGTTGAGCCATCGTTTCTGCCTCTCGCTAGATTATACAGTAATAAACTTCTCTTTTAACGTCTCTAGTAATTGACGTTCTTTTTCTGTAAACGGTCTTCCCGTCTTTGCCTTAAAAATGAGCTTCATGCCTCGCAGCCATCCAATTGACTTTATTGCGTACAAAATCATCTTGCTCATTTTACAACTCGAACATGGCGGTATTCCCAATACCCCTGCACAGAGTTCAATAAAATCAGCTATATTCATTCCAAAATGCCGAGCCATATTACCAATTTCATCGGCCCCCTTCATTAGACGACCATCTTGTACCTCAGGAATCAAAATGGAAACATATTCCACTGAATCGGGAGTTTCCCCCGCTGGCAATTTAAACCAAACGCCGGGCTCAACAGTGCCTATAATTTCGCCATCCCTCTTTCTTTTTATACCAGTCAATCGCATAGCTATTCTGCCGGGGCAACAATTACAGTAATGGTGATAACGGCGTCTCCAAGAGTTGCAGTAAGAATAGAATCCCGAGCCAATCCGCAAGGATTACAGCCATCATCTTTCATCGATTGAGTCCTAGCATCGCAAAGAGTACCTTCTGGATCGCAAGGTCTGTCAAGAAAACAAGTACCACCAGTACCAAACTCTGGATCATTTGTTTCTAATTCAGTATCTTCCGTCTGAGAACCGCCGCAAGCTGGAGTACCACCGTCACCACAGAACGAGCATGTATCTGGATCATACTTATTGCTATTGGCAACATTTTTTGAGCAAGTAACTTCAGCTTCGTCATCGCAGCCGTATGAAACAACGTCCATCGCATTAAAACCACCGTTACAAATATGATACTTACCTACCCGATAAGCAACACCAGCTACGAGAGGATTATTTGTTGGAAACTTTAAACGAGCAATCTGTCCAAATTGACCCGAAGTCTCTACCGTGCCTCCTGGAAAATTCCATGACCACTGCACCTGGACAGTACCTGTACAAAAAACTTGAACAGGAGCATCGAAGACCTGATCATCCTCTAGATTAGCACAATCAACAACAATTTCACTATTACTCGTTCCCCCAGTTACAACTCGAGGCGGACATGCCGGTTGAGAAGTAGGAGAACCAACCCCACCCGACACGGGTCCAGTATAAGTTGCAGGGGAAGTATTAGTTGGCAAACTCACAACCGGAGTATTAATAGTCGGAGCAACATGATCTCCAGCTCCTAGAATAATCGGATGTTCTCGCTGTTCAGAAACATACCCAACAAGAACAGAATCACCGGGAGAAAAAGTTCGAAGGTCAGTCGGCAACAACGACTTTATTCTACGAAGAGCTCTATTAGTATTACTGACTTGCTGTCCGGTTGGTCCAATTGCAGTAACAACAATATCGTATGTTTGGGTAGCAGCATCGTACGAGACAATGGTAGCTCGCTCTGACCACTGCCGGTAGTTAGATTGCCGATTGGTGTTCTCTCTATATGTATTAATGATGCCCATTTATTCTAACTGCCTCAAATCTAAAACTTCGTCGTGATCGCTTTCCCCAAGTGCACTGCGAAAGGTGTATTCAGCTGCTCTGATTTGTACCTGAGTTACAGCAGCCAGCTGTTGTCCGGAAGATTGATCCCCTATCCTGATACCATGCGAAACATTTTTAACAATACCCAATATATCAATATTCTTTCTGGCATTACGAACTCGAATAGTATGTCCTCGACGGATGGCTGGATTAAATGGAACCGTGAACTCGGGACTTACAACCATCTGTGCCTGCCAGAGAATGTATTCGCCAACACGGACAGCCTGTTTCTGAGTTTCAATGAAGTCTGACTGTTCTTCTTTACCCGGACGATACCCATACAATTCGCGACAAACTGAATCCTGTACAACCGCCGATACCTGCTCATCGACGTCTGACTGAGTGTTATCGTTGAGCACATAAGCAGTAACTTCGTAAGTCAGCTCATATGGATACCAAACAAGAACTGGTTGAAGAAACAACGGTACCTGTCCCCGCCATCCGGGTCTAACAACAGTGCTGATATAGTGAATACTACCGTCAGTCGGGTAACGATACAAATTTCTATTACGAGTTACTTGAGTCAATTGATCTTCCGCAGACGAACCACCACTCACAAAGAGAGAATTACTAGCATAGGTACCGAGCGGAATACTGCCAATCAAACGCTGTACCTCAGATGTTCCAAACAACACAACAGCTTCAGCAAGTCCGATAAAAGTCCACTGTTGAAAGAAAAAGTTTGTAACCTTCATCAATTGAAGACCTGGAAGTATCTGTGGCCCTTCCCCCTGTACTGGCGTAGTTGGTCCCAATGAACTCAAATTGTAGGGTGTTATTTCGGGTTTGGTAAGAGAGAGCACTTTACCCTGAACTGAACCAAGAACTGTCCTCTCAGGCAAAGCAATGTCAATATATTGAATGGGATTAGCTCTACCCAATTCATTAACATCCAAATACCAAGTGATTGGCGCATCACTTGCGGATGCAGTAGCAGTGCCTACAGATGTACGTTCAATTAATGGCATTAAAATTGTCCCGAACTAAAATTATTACCCAATCTCTTAAGAATACCAGCCACTCTAATTTCATTAATGACTGAGTCAATGTCTTTTGTTATCTTTAAACTGCCCTCAAGGATTATACTTTCATCCATAGTAAAATCCGCGTCGGTCGCAGTCTTAAGTATCTCTCGACGTACAACAAGATCACCCGCCTCACTATACTCCACCTTCCAAGTCTGCGGGACGACAATCTTTCGAATCAGATCGAGAGGTAGTTCATTGTTGGCTGTAATGTTAACTCCAACGATTTCATCTTCAGAATGACCTTCACGCTCTATTCGAACCGTATCGATGCCAGCCAACTCCGCGATAAGACGAATTACTTGTCCCTTCGTGATTTGTGGAATGTTAAACTGCGAAAGTGGAATCAAATACCGAATGTTATAGTTTGTTCCAGACACTATCAAACCACTGCCAAAAAACGAAATGGTTCTTCGGTCAGGTTCAATTAAAAAATCGCCCGACTCAATAAAGTTAGAGCTGAGACCCGTGTCCGACTCAGCCCATATGCCCAATATCGGAGTTGGCTGGTCAACGTCAATATTTTGCGATACAGTCAATTGATTATTGACAGTACAAGTTTTCTTTTCAGTAATGACCGGATCGACCCCCAAAATTTCTCGATTGAGCCTAGAAGTATCATGAGAAACATCTCTCGACATATCCTGACAACTAATGTCAGCCACATCGGTATCGGGATTGTAATCGTACTGTACAATTCTTCCTTTAAATAACCGAACCGTTACCAACTCGTTAGTTGAAGGATCAGTGAGCGAAGCATATAGATCAAACAAACCTTCAACGTCAACCAGTGCACTTTCTGCAAACGGGTTCTGACTAATCAATCTAAAATTACAGCTACCTCCGCTTTCATCCGGCCAATCAACTTGAACATTTTGAATAAGATATCTACTTATATCGACGTCATTAATGTAAGCAGTCAATCGAATATATTGAGTTTGGCGGGTGCTAAGTGTTAAAAAAAGACGACTTACACTAAACCCTATTTGTATTAAAGCCTCTTGCCCATCTTCAACGCTAAACGAACTTCGCATATTTGGAAAACTAGTATCAACTGCAAAGTAATAGTTAAAGCGGTGGGCTCCATTCACCACAGGCTCAACTGCATAAGGTTGATCACTCGCAATCATTAAGCTTCCTCAAACAACAAGTCCCAAGTTTCTTCATCACGGACCCAGTCATAATCTGAAGGCAGATCCACAATCTGTCCTTCAATTATCGGGTAGTAACGAACAACTACTTGATCATCGAGAGATGGAGTTGCTCCAGTAAACAATACATGTCCCTGAGTTGCCCCAGCTGGATTTGAAATCGATACGCCAGCAATGACAGTATCTTCAGGACTTTCAACTACCGCAGCTGCCGCATCGTCATCAATCCTAATTCTGCGGGATGTGAGGAAGAGTCTAGTAGTACCTGGAGCAGTAATGACCTCTTTACGATTAACGATCGAATACAAATCAATAAAAGTATCCTGCTGATACTCTTCACGTAGATCTTCAAAAAGATCTTGCGAAAGACCCCTAATGCGAATACTGTACTTCTCGTAGTTCTTCTGACTGTAGAGCGTGCCGTCCTGAGACCGCTGAAACGATAAAGCCTTTTTAGCACTTGCTGTAAATGCGCTAGCAGGTAGTCTCCGAGTAACCGTTATTTCAGTACCCCCAATGATCAGCGTTGGAATACTCATTAGAACGAACCCCTCAATAACGGACTTTTATAATCGCCCCTAGTACGCTCCATGTTCTTAAGAGATTGAGCAAACTTAACTAACGAATCAGCATCCTCTTGAGAAGCTACATTCACCGGAGTTGTTTCTCCGTTATTCAAGCTAATATCCACTCGAACAGTCCCACCGGAAGTACCCAACAACGAAGCTCGATTCGCTCTCTGGAATCCGTCTCCAAGATTAGGCTGCATGAACTCAGGTCCAAAAGCCGCTCTAATGACACCTGGATTCCAAATGTCCGCCACTACCTTTCCTACATCTTCGAACCTGTGGGGTGACCCTCCCGGGACATCAACAGTCTGTTTCGGCGTAAAGATAACAGGTATATTAACCTGTCGCTTCTGCAACTCAGCGATAACCAAATCAACTGCATCAGCTCTCGGAGTAAAGTTAGCAATAATCTCAAAAGGCTGTTCGAGCTGAGTTCGAATAGTACCAATCTGTTCTTGAATTTCAGTTAACTTTTTCTTAATGATTTCTCCAGTCTGCTCAAACGTAGCCTGTTCCTGCGCGGCGAGCTGAATACGTTCTTGTTCAATTCGCTTTTGGAGTTCAGCCTGTTCCTTCGTCAACTGAATCTGCTCATCTAGCTTTTGTGCTTCAGCAGTTCTCTGAAGAGCTGCTTGCAATTGAGCAGCCGCCTGCGCAATAGCAGCCATGTCCTCTGGCCCCGTAGCAAAGAAAGCGGCACTAGACAATTTCTGAAACTCGGCGTTCGATGCATGAATAGTACCAGACAGCTCATTGATCTTTTGTTTTGCCGCTTCAACATTCTGAGCGACGCCAACCGCAGCTACCTTTGCAATAGTACTTGTAATGTCGGGAGCAGCGATCTTTTGAATTAAACCCGTAACACTTTCAGCTAACTGCTGCGCACGTTCAAACTCACCACGTGAAAGAGCTGCCTCAACCTGTGCGCGTCTAATAGCAATCTGCTGCCGGACAAAATCATTTTGACGGTAAGCTTCAGTCTTCTGGAACTCCAGTTCAAAGATATCTTGTGCAACGCGATCTTCTATTGCCTTAATACGATCCCGAGCTTGCCGGATTATATCAACGCGTTGAGAAGCAGCTTGCTGTACAGAGGTGAGCTGTTGTTGAAGCTTACCCCTCAGATCAGTCAATATATCAAGTTCAGATTGACGGAACTTCTGAACAGTCTCAGCCCGCTTTCGAACACGATCCTCTAGAGACTTCGTATCGTCAGTACGAATCTTATCAATAACCGACAACTCAAAATCCCGTTGCTGACGAATCAACTCAATGGTCTTAGATGCTTTAGTTTCCTCTAATCTCAAGATGTCAGCATTCAACTTTGTATCAATTTCAAAGATTGCTTGAGCCCGTGAACGCTCATCATCAACAGTCAGTCTAGCAAGATCACGATGAGCTCCAGCAAGCTGCTGTAACGCAACGATTTGTTCATCCACAGCCGCTGCAGTGTTAGACCGCAGATTGTCCATCGTCTTATTGATAGTTTCAATAACTGCAACGAGGACCTTTAAACTGATCTCAAACTTGTCAGTTGCTTTAGCAGCTTCTTCTGTAGATTTCTTAACTTCCGCTGCCTTCTTACTGAAGTTAGGCATATCAGTGAACACTAACGTATTCATCCGATCTGAAGTCTTAACCAACCCCGCAAGAAGACGATCTTCCATTACTTGAGCAGTTTCTTCTGCTCCGGTCACAAAAGAATCGTAAGCTTCAGTTGCTCCGAATACACTAAAGGTCATGAAGTCAAAAACCTTATTTACAAGTCTACCCGCCTGAATCAATCGTAAGAAGATCTGTACAACTCCGAGAGCAGCAACCTGTAAACCAGATGCAAATGCTAAAGCAAGTAATTCGATTACCTCACCCAACTTACGCATTGCGATACTGAGAATATCTGACCACTCAAAGTTCGTTCGAAAGAAATCATTGATTACTGGAAGTAGTGTTTCCAGAATCTTATATTCCTCATCTAAGAACACAAGTGCTTTCCAAAGAGCAGTCAATGCACCAATCAACACAAATAACTGAGTCGGTATCAATAGATGCGGAAGTACTCTCAGTACAGAAATCAAACCTCTCCAAGTAGCAGTCAACAAAGCAACTGGTTTGATAGTAATTGCAATATTTGACATCGCCAGGATAGCCCGAGCGGCTGCATTCTCAATACCTCTCCATGCACCTAAGATCACAGCTCCTGCAACTGAAAACAAACTTGAAGCGGACTTAACTTCGACCTGAATACCCGAGAACTGCGTTACCATCCGGCTCAAAATTTGAGACACGGTACCCATCGTGCCTACCGGAATTGTAAGTGCTGTATTAAAAATTCGAGTGGCATTCGTCACCAACGTAACGGTAGCGGCCAGTTTCAAAAACGTACCTGTTAATGTAAACAGTACACCAAGAACGGTAATAGTCTTACCAACAACGGCTAAGAATGTGGGCGGTAACTCTTCAATAGCTCGAACCAAACTTGTAATAATCCTATTCAGAGATGATAGTGTATCCTGCGTGAAAGTTCCCAACAAACTGTTCAAGTTTGTAACTTGACCGGCTAATCTCTGATTAACCAAAATCAAATTATCACTCGATGCAGCAACTGTATCCAAAATAGGAGCAGCTGCTTGCGTAATTATATTGAAGATCTCTTGAGTCTGAGCTATCCGTTCAGTTTCATCAGTCAAACCACTCATTGCTTGTGTCTGCAAGGAAAGACTCTTTGCAGTCAACTCAGCAATCTTCTCTTGCTTGATGCTAGCGCCCAACAATCGCAAAGCGGGTCCAGGAATGCCAACAAAGGCATCTTTAACCGCAGTCAGTGCTTGATCAAGATCGCCATACTGCTTACCTACAAGAGCTGTAACTCTAACCAATTCTCGCGTTTGAGCTAAGTTCAATTTAAGAGACGGGGCTAACTGGGTATAAACGAATGCCAACTTAGCAATTTGTTCATTGCTGAAACCTGCTTGGCGGGCAGTCTCTTTAATGAATTTATTCCAAGAGTCAATATTACCAAACGACTGTCCAGTAGCTTTCGTAGTAGCTTCAACTGATCTGGTTAACTGTCCGAAAGCTAACTCTGTTCTACCAGCTTGTTCAGCCCATTGCGTAGCTACACTGATAAACTGATTACCAACAGCGGTCAATGCTACACCGACAGCAATGATAGCCGCATTCATTGCTACAAGAGCAAAGGTAGCAAGGTTTGCAGCATTAGCAAAAAAACTTACTCCAGGAACAACGCCGTCAAAAGCAAGACTGGCACTTTTACCCGCAACTGCAGTTGATTCAAGGCCATGACCAAGAGCCTGAGTCCCAGGAACAGCAGCTGCAGCTCCGGTTTTGATGCTAACAAAAGAATCAGCAATACGTTTAAAGGCCGGGACAGCTTCTTTAGCTCGATCCCATGCTCCTGTTAAAGAATTCCTTACAGAAGTAAAAGCACTAGTCACACCATTACCGGCAGCAACTACCCCAGGGATACTTTGTATCAGTCCACCAATAGCTTCGTGAGTGGTATCAAAAGCAGCAACGAAGCTTCCTGCGAAGGATTTGAAACCGGGAGACGTCTTACCTAAGTTATTGAGTGCTTGAGTTAAGAAGTTTGTATTAAGTGCTCCACGCTGTACTTCACCAAAGAACTGACCCAGAGCAGTCTGGCTACCAACGAACTGTCTACCTAGTCCAGCAGAAGCTGCAATCGTGTTTTGTAACGCACCTTGAAACTTAAAGAAGGTACCGGCAGTCTTTTCATTACCAGAAGAGATCTGCTCCATAATGTCGCGGATTGTATTTAGACCTACATACAATCCACCGCCGACGAGAACAGTTCTGGCAACACGACCGACAACACTGAGAAAGCTGTCAAACGCTGAAGTAGCTTTTGTAATGGGTGCAGTATCTGAAAGACTCTGGTTAACACCTTCACCAAGAGCCTTACCTGAAGCTTTGCCTACCCGATCAGCAGTAGCTTGGATTTTTTCAAGATTCGCTGAAGCTTTATCAATAGCTGATACGAATCTTTCAAGTTGGAGTTCAAGTTCAACACTATGCTGCTCGAGCGCCAATTAACTCACTACCCTTCAACCGTGTACTCACTAAACAATCCAGATGAGAGTGCATCCTCCACCTTCATTGCTTTCTTCTTCTTCGTGAAGTTTGGAGGACCTCCCTTGTTACCCGCTGGACTTGATACTGACTTACCTTCGTACCTATGGACCATTGCGTCTGTGAGCAACTCCAGCTCGTAGGTCGTAAGATCTAAGATGTGATCTCGAGTCCAGTGATACTCGTGAGCAAGTAAATCGATTACGACTGCGAGTCGCTTTTCGATTCGCTTTCGGATGACTTCTGGGCTGTGGTCGTTTTCTCTGTCGGAAACATCACGTTGAACTTTTCGATGACTAATGTTCCCGATGCTATAATACGACCGAAAAAGGGGGAAGCTACAGCCACAAGATCCTCTGGCGTGTACTCATCAAGTATCTGATCCTTTTCAATACCGAGATACTTTGAAAGTACCTCAGACAACTCCTCAATCACCTGCGGAAGGAGAATAGGGAGTGCTTTAGCTACTTCAAACGCAACTGTTGAGCCTGAAGTATCTGCTGAAAAGACAGCCGGTGGGAGATGCTCTTTGGCTTTGGTGATGAGATTTGCGACTGACTGCGTCAGCGTTAGAACCTTACGCAAAGTGAGAGGTGGAAGCTTAACCTTCTTACCTGAGCTAAGCTCCACCTCTTGATCGTGAACGAAAGCTTGTTCTGACATGGCCTCTTGGACCTCCTCAATTTTTCAGTTCAAGTTTACTGTTTCTGTCGGACGATTCGGAAGTACCGCTGACCGACAGCAAGAGCTGAACTGTCCCACGCGACGGTAGCTTCGAGAGCCTTGATACCGAAGGGGAACGAATGCAATTCATCCTGCTGTAGATTCAACGACCACTCGCCGTTCGGCTGGCAGCGCCAGAAGTAGAACGAAACCGTATGGCCGGTCGGCAACGTGTGCACGATTCGAACCGCGATTTCATCCGTATCCGGATCCCCACCGAAATCAAACGTGTCTTCACTGGCGGACGACGTAGTGATACCTGCACCTAGCGCGATGGCCAGGTTAAGCAAATTCCACTCGAGAGTCTGAACCGACAGCTCGACCGTTTCTCCGATAACGAACTGCTTAATCAACGTGCGAGGCGAGCCTTGAAAAACTTCAAGGAACTCACGATTAACACTGAGTTCCATGCCGTCTTCATGGATAGCACCGACATCGATCGAAGGAGTCGTTCCAGCCGGACCCACGTACATAACCGCGGGTCCTAAGCTGATGTTTCCGACATTATAATTCGAAGTGTTAGCCAATTTGATCAGCCACCTTTCCTAAAAGGTCAAATTGAATTGTAATATTATTTATGGCTTATGTCAATCTTTAATATCATGTTCTCGCAATAGTTGCTGCAACGGAACGTTTGTCTGAAAACTATTCTCAGTTTGACACAGCCTACAAATAATTCGAATAGTGCCTTGCACAAAGCAAGTTAACGTCTTATACTTGATCGCCATAGTGCCGCCCGGATGAAGTATGCCGATCATTGAGTTACACTGGCGACACTTCCACGCTTTAAGATCTTTTGATCCTTTTAGAGGTTCTAGCGCCATTAGTCTGCCTGTAACCGATGTACTTGAAATCGTTGTCCAGTGGAATACAATCGGGGTTCCTCTTCATATTTTTCTGTTGGAGTACCAATCGCTCGAATACGAATTAAAGATTCGATGGACTGCTTATTTACACGATCGTAAATCGCAGTAAGAATAGTATGAGCCTCATCGTGACTGATATTCGAGTAAGCCCAAATGTTTAGAGGAAACTGCTGCAGGATGCCCCAGTGACGCTCAACTCCACTATCCGCCCAAAAACACGCTTTCGGCCAATCACTCGAACCCGATATATTGTATAGAGTCGCTAATTGAGCACCAATAAACCGCTGTCCAATCAAATTAGTGACACTGGATGAAGCTAAAACATAAGTTCGAAGTTTAGTTTTAAAATCATTGAAGGACAGTGACATGTGTCAATTATAGACCACTTAAGCCTCATCGACACCCCGACGCAGTGCTCGTTCCATAATTTCAGTTAATCGAGCTCTAACTTCATTGTAACTGCCAGTGATAAAGTCACGAGCAATCATTTTTGACGTACCATAAAGTACATGCACGACTTCGGGAGCTTGGCTTTCATCAACGCCAACATCGATTGCATACTGATTAATCTGGACTTGGCCGACAGCGTTGACTAATCTACCCGATTGAACGTGAACTTGATAATCTGGGCTGTGGAGGGACTGGGGAGCTCGTCGAGCATATGGATAACCCAACCGAGCTAATTCGTCTGCGGTGTGGTCATCTAAGGAAACATTCTCGACTATTTTCTCTTCAAGAGCATTAGCACATTCCTTTAGAGCTTCTGTCAGTCGCTTCGTGACAGAAAATCGCAATCCTTGGAGCGGCTGCCGTCTAGCCATACTCCATTATATCACATCTTTTGCTGTTGCTCCAGAGCAGCTAGCTTAATCTTCTCAATCCTCTCTTCCATACTATCGATATGTTCCTTCAACCATTTTGCGGTTTCCGGGTGGGTATGAAAGTATTGTAAGCAATGACCAGGAGCCCCTGGAATATTGTGAGGACGAATCTTATTTAAAGTCGAGGCATACTGACTAAGTAACTTGCCATTAGGATGATGTGGTCCGAAAAGCTTACGAGCACGATCCATCCAAAAGAAAGCTTTTTCAATAAAAGTCTTACCCATCTCCATTGCGGCAAGTGGAAACTTCGGAGCTAAAGTACAGGCGATCTTAATGAGTCGAAGAGCATCTTCTTGGCAGTTGTCTTCCAACAAATGGATCGCTAAATTGTAATAAGCACGTCCATCCATCGGATTATCTTTCATCTGCTTGATATTGATCTCCATGTAACGCTGCATTTTCGTGAACGACTGTTCTGGAGTCATCGTAAGATATCCCAGATGATTAATGCCAATTGGACTCTGACTAACTCTCCAATGAGACTGCGCGGAGTAGTTATCGACCGTTTCGTGCAGGTATCCCCAATATGCAACTTTACCGTCGTTGGTAAACATCCGAATGGTGTCAGTGTTAATCACTTCCCCATTTTTCTGATAGTTGTGTATGGGCACCACCCATGCATCAATGTCGTCAGCGTCGAGCATTCTACGAATACCGGCCCAACTGGTCACTTCTTCATCGAGATCCAATTGCAGAATAAACTTCTTAGTGCAATGATTGAGCAGAGCATTTCTTGTAGCACTGAAGTCGTCGGTCATTGTAACTGGTACAATCTTACACCCGTACAATTCAGCAAGAAATTTATCATCTTCACTCATCCCGTTATCACCGAGCACTATTTCATCGGCCATCGCAGAAGCGACATCAAGCCACTTCGAAAGATAAGTACCGCCATTCTTGAGAGGCGTGTAAATACTAAATGTACTATCTTCTTTCCAAGACAGTAAATGGAGATACTTTTCACTAGTGAGATAATCCCACCCAGCTTTCGGCATTCCAGGAAGCTTTACATCGAGATTCTTGTAAAAGTTCTTACGGTATTCGCGTTCTTCGGACTTAGCAAATCCACCATTTAGAATACGAACGCTGCAATCGCGAATACACTCCAATGGTATTGAGGGTCCAAAACCGAACTGTTGAGTTAACTTTCCAGGAAGGGTTATCTCTCTGCCTGGAATAACTTTAACGAGTTGAACGCTGCCGGACCGTCCCCATGGCTCATCAAATCGCCAACCCTTACTTGACCACTTAAAATAAGTTTGCAGCCGATACCCAAACACCAGTGGATTAACTGGATTGAGAAGTCGAGTCTTAAATTCCGACATCTTTGCTTCAACAATCTCATCTTGATCCAAAAAGAGCACCCACAAGTGACCCTCTTTCTCAGCTCGTTTATAAAGTTCATTCAAATCTCTTTTTTGATCAAACGAACGAGAATATTTTACGTAGTGAGTTATCTTACTAGCCAAACTTGCTCGGTGTTCCTTCAGATAGGGCATCACCTTAACTTTAGAGTTGTCATCTAAGATGTAAACAGCATCTGCAAACTCTAACGAACGCTGAATCGAATCAGCCAACAACTCCATCGAGTAATCTGAATTTACTTTTACTCGATAACATACTGCAAGGGTGGGCTTGGCATCCTTATTGTAAAATGACTTGATATATGAAAGTGGGCCGACATCTTTCTCTGTCAAATCGTAATAGACAATCGTATTGGGAGCAATCACCGGCAAGTACCCCAACTGAAGAACCTTGGCAGTGAAAACTTCAATTGCGGCAAATCCAATATCGAAAGTTTCATCAAAACCACCGACTGCATCGAAGACGTGCTTGCCCATAAACAGACAAGCCTTACCTAATCCGAGAGCCGGTTGCCAAGCTTTCCGTTCTTGAGTATTATTGCGGTCGATATTTGCTTGAACATCATCGAGATTATCTTGGGTAATAACAGTGTCAGCAACCGCTTTACTGATGAGGGGTGCACAAATTCCGATCTTACCAACTTTGTAATCTCTCTCAAAAGTATCGTACCCGTAAGAGAGCTTCACAAGAAGATTAAGAGTAACAATTGCCTTATCACTCAAGAAGAGAACTTGCTGGCCGTTAGCACTTCGGCCGCCGCGATTGTAAAGAGCAACTGTGGTACTTACGCCGTCAACTGCAATAACATCCCAACGAGCTACCTTTTCTGCGCGGCAGTAGTGGTCAGTGACGGCACCGACTGGATAACTAACCGTGGGATGCACGACGATGATTTCTGTGCGGCTGGGATCGATAGCCCTCACCAAACGTGAAATGCATCGAGTAAAAATTTCAAGGCCATGCTCAGCTGCGATGACAATAGTCCATTTAATCTCGTTCATAATGTACCCCTACAGATATCTAAGAAGGATGTCTGCAATTAGTTTTCCGGCGTTTCCATCTCCAAAGCTCAAACTAGGTTTAAACTCCGGTGGCTTATCTATGAATGATACTATCTTTTTACCCAAAGTGTCAAAGTCATACCCAACGAGCTCTACACCCGGAAGCTCAAGAGCTTCGGGACGTTCAGTTTCAGACCTCATTACCAACGTGGGTACTCCCAGTACAGCCGCTTCTTCTAACACACCACCACTATCGGTTACCGCCAATTGACATGCTTTTAGTAGCCAAACGAAATCGGAGTAGTTGAGTGGTCCATATAATCGAACATTTTGCACACCACCCAATTCATTTGTAACTAAACTTTTGATCGCTGGATTTGGATGCACCGGCCACACAAAAATATAATCTTCATGCTCTTGCGCCAATTGTTTAACAGTATTACAGAGCTTCAACATTGGTTCTCCCCAAGACTCTCTCCGATGGCACGTAATAAGAATAACTTCTCGAAGAGGTATCATGGGAAAAACATTATACCCACCCGGTAGCGTAGTATTTAAAGTATGATTAACGGCATCAACTACAGTGTTACCCGTAATCCAAATCTTAGTATTTGAAACACCCTCACGACATAGATTAAAGGATGCCTGTGTGGTTGGTGCGAAGTGAAGAGTAGCTAATCGGGATATCAACCTACGATTCATCTCTTCAGGAAACGGAGACTCGAATCGAGAAGTTCTTAATCCAGCCTCAACATGAGCAACTGGTATTTGCTCATAAAACGCTGCGAGGGAAGAACAAAAGGCGGTGGTGGTATCGCCATGAACTAGAACAATGTCTGGATTGAAAAGCTTAAGCTGCTCGGCGATCTTAGTGACAAGAAGTCCAGTGAGAGTACTAAGATATGAATCGCTTCTTACAAGAGAGATCTCAAAATCAAACTTCAATTTAAAGAGTTCAAGAATAGGCTGGACAACATGAATTTCGTGTTGTCCAGTGAAACCAAAATGGTTCTCTATCTTGGCTTCATTCGATAGTTCTTGAAGAGCGGCAACGACCGGAGCCATCTTTATTACCTCCGGTCGAGTACCGACGATGGTTAAAACCTTTTTCATGTCTGGGGTCGATCCGGTAGAAGCAGCTCCAAAAGAGTTGTCCACTCAGCTGTGTAGGTCTTCTTAGCATAAATCAGATAGTCACCGCAAAAGTCTTTTAGAGCCGAAGAGGTACACTGAATAGAGCCAGTATCAAAAGCCCGTCGAGGTCCGATTTCAATATCAAGAGGACCGATTACTTCTCTGAAGTAACCCACCAATTGTAATGTAGTGGTCACTTCACCGGTACCCAAAAAGATCGGACTCTTGTACGCAGGCCACCCCTTTCCACCCATGCTCTTCCTGATTTCATTGAGAATGAAATCTGCGGTGTTAACTACATTGACGTAATCTCGAGATGGAGTGCCGTCTACGGTATCGTAATCATTTCCATTGATGATAAAAGGTACTTTCTTTAGATAGCAATCCAACATCGTAGGTCCGACATGAACTTCTTTCTTTCGGTATTCAGTTAATCCTTTGTAACCGCCGGCCTGATTACAAAACATGAAAGGAATAACTTGAGTTACTCCATCCTGGCTAAGTAGCCAGTCCATTCCGTCTTGCTTACTTTTAACGTACGGCGCATCTTTGAGCTCCGGATCGAGGGACAATGAAGTCATCGGGAACACGAATGCGGGAACATTGTGATCGCATGCATCCTTGTAGAGAGTTCGTGTCATGTTGATGTTCAAATCTACAAGTTCTTCGTAGGGCCGGCTCAAACTTCCCGTACCTGCGGCGAGATGAACCACCGCATCGCAAGGATGATTTGCAAGAAGATCTGAAATTCCCTCACGACAATCCTTTTTAACAAGTGTCAAATCCGGTTGCCACTTCTTAATTCGATTCAGTCCACGATCTCCATTATCAACGGCAACTACGCAATGTCCTTTATCAAGTGCTCGTTGAGTTAGAACCGAACCAATAAAACCCCTTGATCCCGTTACTAATATTCTCATGGTTTTCTCCATCCGGGTTCACCAACAATACGATAATCAGCCCCTTCCACTTTAAAAACACTTCGGTAAGTAGACCAGGCACCGTGTGCATCAAGAATGAGCTGTCTCTTATTCCACTTCCATCTATTGGGTATTACTTTGTAAGCATCATGTTCCGTTGCCAGGAGAACAACTTCTCGATGATCAAACATCACAACTGAACCTGACGGAACACCCGTAGCTTTCTCTAACTCTATTGGATCCCACAGAGGATCGTGCAATATAACATCCCAATCTTCATCAAACAGCATACGAGCGATATCTACACCAGGTGAACCACCAATATCTTTGAAATTAGGCCGGTATCCAGCACCAAGAACAACAACTCGCTTTGTTCCCTTAAGACCGTTTAAATGCCGACGAATTTCTCGACATACGTATTCACGCTGCGTAGCTTCCTGTATTATCGCAGCATTGGCTATTGGAAGTAGTCCTTTCGTAGCCTGTAGTAAATACTTTGTTCCAATGGGAACACACCTACCTCCAGTACCAAACCCGATATGATACTGCGGGAGTCTCCAATGCGTACCAGCTAACCGAAGTGCTTCTCTGACGTTCTTTTGCGGTAGAACACATGCTAATTGATGAGCAAACATGACTGGAATATGCAGGAGAGCATTTTCAAGCGCTTTACAAATCTCAGCAGTCTCTCGATCTGTCTTGTGAATCAAATCACGTCGAGTAACTGTTGAAATAATTTCGAATGCCATTGCACTTGATTCCCAGTTAACACCCCCGATGATACGTTCAAGATTTGAAACATTCTTTTCAGAGTCTGCAAACCAATCTCGACGGGGACAAACCGCCAAGTAACAATAGTTTGGACGCTCTTTAAGAACACCGTCAATCATTCCAGGAGCAAGGGTTGATTCAACTAAGATAACTCCCAGTCGAGGAATCGTTTTAAACAACTCACGAAGAACGCCGACAACAATTTTCCCATATGGTTGATTAGCTCTTTCCGTGGGAACTGCGATGGTGTGATAATGAAGTCGCCGTACGAGTTCAAAGTTTGTGGTAGCTTGAATGCGTCCTTCGAAAACTAGATCACGAATTTGACTATCGAGATATCCCAAAAATTCACCCGATCGTGGAAACCCCGACATTATACCCGCAACCACGGCTGGATCGGGGTCATAGATAACAATCCTACCCCATGCATCTTTATTCGAAGCATAGTGAACAGCGGCTGTTAAACCGACGTAACCCCCGCCATGAATAACCATCGTATCAGTAATCAACATGTGAAAGAACTCCCCAAGCAGTTCGGTATTTGCGATGTGCAGCTTTTGATTGATCTTCTACTTCAATCCATTTTACTAATTTCATATCAGTCAAACTACTCAAAAACTCCCGAGTACGTTCAAGAGTCGGAAAGTTTGTGTCTTGATTGCAAATAACAAAATACTTAGCTCCACGAAGTAAACTAGCACTCGCCCATCCATGCACAGTACCAAAGATTACTTCTTCCTTTTTCGGCCAGAATTCCGTCTTCACCGGTCTCTGCAAGAGGATGCTTGAAAGATCCTCAGTTAACCATCGATAAGGATTCGTTTCAAAACTACCTTTCAGCCATGGCCAAGCAGGATCTGCGTAAACAAGACTCCCATTGATAAGCTCATCCGTAAATCCGTCTTTAAGAGTAGCAAGAGCATCGCATCCATAAACTTCATGCCCAGGACCGACCACTTCACAGTTAGAAGTCGGTTTCTTTTCAAGACGGCTAGCATACAAATACGTTGTCCATGCCGTTCGCATCAAAAAGTTATGAATATATTCCGGAGAAACTTCAGAACTGAGGACTCCGAAAGGAGTCATTGGACACCAGCCTAATCCCCGGAATGTAAAAGTACTCCTTATTGCTTTTCCAACACAATAAAGTAAAAACGGATGATAACCATAACGAAGACACAAAGCATCGATATACTGACGAGTACTTAAATTGACAGGAGTGTTTGTCACGCCGCCAAAATACCCAGTTAAAACCCGATGATACTTAGGTTGAGTTTCATGCCACAATATTTTTAGCCAATCTGAAGGAGCCGCATGATACTTCAAGACAGCAAACATCGCGCAATAAGAATAAAAACACCTATCGTTTGCTCCAATCAATTTCCCCTTTAAAGCCTGATCATATACAAATCGACCACCACCAGCAGTAACATCAATAAAACTAGAACACTCATTTACATAATTCAAAAATTCCTGCGGGAAGATGTTTAAAGCCCGAGTCCCATAATAACGAGCAGTGAACTTCTCCGAAGTCTTCTTGGGGAGCTTCTTTTGGAAGTCTTCAAAAGTCATTTCTTTAAAGCTCCGGCTATGCGACTCAAGCACATCGCCCAATCCCAATTTTCATATGCCCAAGCTTGACCTGCATCTCCTAAGCGCTTTCGTGCTTCTGGATGTTCCAAATAATAATCGACCTTCTCTTTTGTTTCAGCTGGAGACGATGAAAACTCAAGATGAGTTCCCTCTACCAATCCCTCGAGATCTGTTCCAACTGTTCGATGCCAGATAACAGGTATGCCAGATGCTAAAGCTCTTCCAAGCTTGATTCCAAAACCACCGTAACGCCAATTCCATGTTATACCCACATAGAGCTCATGCGATGCATATACGTGGGGATACTCAGCGGGGTGATAAAAACCTCGAAAGCTATGTTGCAACTGGGATACGCCACCCCAGCCGTGCACAGGATCAGCAGAACCGTAAATTGAAACGGAGTAATCCTTAAGAGGTAACGCCATAGTTTCTACGCTAATTCTCTTAGAGTCACCCGCGCACTTTTCAAAACAAGCATAATGGGCTGAACCATCAGTTACAATCCTACGACCACTGTACTCGGGTTTAGCAATTAACTTATCAGACCACCGAGCACACCCAGAAGGAAGATAAATAACATTGTTATCAGGACAAGCTGCCTTGTACGCCAATATATCTTGATAGTTATCAACTGCGATATTGTGGAATCTGCGGGCAGCGTTGATAGCTTCTTGGATTGTCGGTCCTTGCTCAGAGCACCAAGTTATGGTGGGCACTCTATTTTCGATCGCATGTATTTCAGAAAGACATTCATCCCCGATCCAATAAGGATAGCGAAAAACTATCAAATCAGCTGTTTCATCCTTAAGTTTTAAAAGAAGAGAGTGTTGAGCTTCTTTACCGTAAAATTTACCAGCAGATGGACCTTCATGCTTTCCTTCTTCCATGGATAAAACATAGGGTGCAACCTGGTAGAGAACCAATTCAATACCTGATTGCCTGCAGGACTCGACAATATCGAATTCGCACTCACTTGGATGGGCAACCCAGATGATCTTCATTCTACCACCCACTGCGGTGCGAGAAATCCTTCCTCGACCTTTATTTGAAACGGATTAGCTCGAAAGTAAATATGCATACCGGAGACTTGAATGTCTTGATCAGTGCCGTTACCTATCACAATCGAAATATGATCTGTAAATGGAATTTTATGAGTGAACGCCAGCGTTGCCTGTGCCTTTGGATCAGTAAGTTCTCCGTTCCAAGAAGGACAGTAATTTGGCATTCCAATTCCCGACGGACCCACTAATCCCATCTCACTCAAACACCCGCCGTTATTTAAAACAACAAAAGGAAAAGCATCAACCTGATACCCTATCCAAGTAGCATATGCTCCGCGAAAACCTATCGCAGTAACTTCACCTGCAAGTCGTCCGTTAGCGGGAGAAATCCGAACAATCTTCGTTAACAGAATTCGATGGGCAGGTTCTTTCCAATCCCACGTGTTTTTTGATACTGTAAAGGGGTCAAACTTAAAGACGCAAAGGGGAATCCACATTACAAAATATTTCCTTCCACTTAGCTGCAGTGGTGTGGCTAGCATTCCACAAAACTGAAAGTTGTACTTGTACTCTTTTTAAGATAGTCAAATTCAATTCGTTAGTGCAAAATAAACCGGTGTGTGGAAGTACGCCATCAAAAATAATACCATTAACATCCCAAGTAATACATTCACGATATTCTTTACGTTCAAAATCGTGAATCAGTACTATCGTGTTTTGAGCTACCTTTGAAAACACTGCTTTAATAGTTGCTGCTCGGTGATGAAGTTCGGTAGAATCATCTATCAAGATAAGATCATACCCAGTCAAATCCATACCGAGTACAATCTCAGACATTAACTGTCCAGGTACATATTTTAGAGTGTACGGGGGTTGAAGTTCTCCAAAAGCCTGCTTGCATGTTTTAAACCACTCTTCAGGTCCATTTTCGATCGTCGTAAATTCTTCAATCTCTGAAAAAATCTGACGATCAATAAAGATCGGAGTTGAAATTAATCCAGTGCCCAATTCCAAAACACGTTTCGGCTTAAATAAAAGCGCAACCATCACCAAAATAGGAATATGAGATCGCGATGAAACTTCAGGCATTATTTTTTACACCTTTATAAGTTCGGAAGAAATCATTGTTGTACACCGCTGTTGAAAGAACTTCGAAGCCGGCGTCTTCAAGAAGCTTTCTTCCCTCTTGTTCGGTGTATGGAATCGCATATGGAGTTCCAAATCCATCTACCAACCAACAAAAAGCTTCCTCTTTACTTTTGATCTGAGGATGAGCTTTCATTAGTGGAGTAATCTGCGGGGCGAAATGCATCCCGAGAATCTCGCTGTAGAGCATAACGTAGCAAAAACCTCCCGGTTTCAGAACGCGGTAGAACTCTTTTACGACTTCGGGGGCGTCGGGGATATGATGCACTACACCATGCGAGTTAACAAGATCAACACATTCGTCCTTCAACTCGAGTGGATAACTTTCTTTGAGATGCAAAAAGATTGCATTTTCGCAAAGACCAAAGTAGTCAAGATTTTGTCGAGCTTGCGCAAGATTCTCTTTAACAATATCGCAAAGAATAACGGAGTTACCTCTCCGAAGATATTCATAGGCATCGGATCCTGCGCCGGAGCCGTACTCCAATACAAGCTTCTCCTTATACAGATCGAACTCTTGAATTTTTGTGTGCTCCGGATAGACAGCTGTCTTGTTCAAAACGTAGTTGCCAGCTAACTTCCAAGATTCACGAGCTTGATCCATCAAATCCTTTTCGGACATGCAATACTCCTTTCGCACAATCCTCGCAACCCACAGAACACTCTTCATGTTTTTGAGCTTCTGTTAACTCATAAAAATAACGATCACTGTTTTCTGTTGCCCACTTTGTTCCATTCTCACAATTCCAAACGTGACTGTTCGTTTTAAAATCTGCTTTTTGTGGAAACGGTTTCGTTATAAAGCTGGCCTCGTACCAACGCATGCGATTGTTCGGCTGAGCTGTAAAACATCCATTGTCGAGTTTGACAATGTGAGCTCTCTTAAAACCACCTTCTCCGGGATCTTCCGCGTACGGATCACCGTACCATGAAAGGGTAAACATGTACACACCTGGGTACCATTTTCGGTCTTTGAGAAGCACCTCGCAGCGTAAACTTCGGATAGCACCGTACTCGTGGGCCTCCACGCAATAGCTAAAGTTGTTCCATAACTCAAGATGATCAAGAGGGAGATTAGGAGCATCCTCTTTATGAACGAGAGCGGATATAGGAAGTCTTGCAAACATAGCACCGAAGTCAGTGAGTACATCAAAACCAATGGCGCGACCAGAAACAGAATCAACTGCGAAAACGAGTACAGGAATAAATTCTCCGTGATGACTCTGTAAATCATAAGCATACTCTGCGCGGAGGAGACAGTAAAACTGTGGTATATCTGCGGCAAACCCCATTACGCTTTCAGCCAAAGCATTTCTTGTTCGTGTTTTGCAATCAACTGATCAGTTAATGCTCGGTCGCGGGCATAAACTGGACTGTTAGCTGATGACCCATCAAGCGTATTAATATTCCAAACCCCATCCGGTATCAGTCCAATCTGTTTAGAATGAACTTTCTTGATCAACTCCTCCTCTGGATTAATTGCAATCGACGGAGGTGATGCTGGTTCGGTTTTAACCTGACCCCTGAAAACCCAATTAACCAACTTAGAAATCTTGTAATTGAGTTCAGCATCTTCCATATTCTGGAGTCTGGGATCGCAGTAACACCCCCAAATCTTCTTAACGTCTTTGAGAACACGGCAATCAACAGCAACATTGGCCCAACTAGCCGCAAACCCACCTGGCATAGCTAAAAACTCTTTTGCTTTTGCCGGTGGAATTGGAAGATTACCAATATTCATGAACTTACCGTTGTGGTGATCTGTGAAAGGTCCATAAATAGCACGATGACCTTCGTCAAAGGCTAGCTTATCAAGCTCCAACTTCTTCGGCATCAACCAATCATCAGACCCCAACCTAACCCAATACTGCGCGGTGTTGACCGCGATATCGCACCCCACTTCGTTCATCGCAACACCGCCACGACGTTCCAAGTACTTAGCGTAGAAAATACGAGGATCTTTTTCAACGTACTCGTTTACGACTTGCTCGGTATCGTCTGACGACCCGTCGTCTAATACGAAACAAATCCACTTGTCATACGTTTGAGCAAGAACAGAATCGAGTGCTCGTCCGAGAGCATATCCGCGGTTGTGTGATGGAATGATGATGCAAAAGGTTTCTTTGAGTTCCTGAAGGTTTTTAAGCTCATAGATTCTTTTGAGCTGTTCATCACTGAAAGGAGAAGGCTCGGATCCCGTGATGGCGTCAATTCCTTCAGGTAACAAATCTGACGCCACTGACCGATATTTAGCATCTTTAAGCTGGATGTGCCGGTCAACTCCGCCGAGTCCCCCGTAGTACTGAATGGCTTTCCAACGCAAATTGACTCCGTAGTTTCCATAATGAATAACCTCGTAAGGTGCTTTTCCGACTTTACCGGATTGCAGTGCGCCATGAATCTGAGTGGGGAATTGAGCGTGATGAGTCCCATTAATTACATCGAACATCAACTCTGGCGTGTACCGCCAGAGTTTGATAAACCAGCCATCATCAAAGCCGGAATCAGTTCTAGCGTACGAAGCATTTCGCCACAGTTGTGTATAGTGCATCGACCACGCCTGCAAATGAGCACTGCTCATCAATTGTTGCTTGCAAAAATCACGAAGTTCTACAGTACCCCTGCGGTCAAGAACTTCATCGCCATCCATCCAGAAAATAAACTCCCAAGGACCTTTACGGTGCACAAGCTTAAGAAGTTCTTGTTTCCATTTCAACTCATCTCTGAAACTTTGTTGTTCCGGCTGAACTCGGAGAATGTGGTCTTCGGGGAGCTGCTCTTTGAGGTATTCGTAAGTACCGTCGTAAGATGCATCATCGCAAACAAAAATTTCATCGCAGTACTGACTCATATTATTCAGTACTCGATAAATGTTTCCGCCGCGCATCACCTCGTTACGAACTTTAAGGAAGCCAGCAATTAGCTTTTCACTCATACCACATCCTTTCAGACTAATGAGAAACAAACATTAAACCATTTTACCAGTTAGAGTGGTGTATGTCAATGTTTAAAATATTCGAGGTAAATTACATAAGCGAGGGTTCGATTTTTAAACCGGAGAGGATTTGCGGCTACAACCCGATACTGCACGGAGTCGATTTCTAAGACTTGACGGTCGGTTACAACCTTCTCTGAAAAGGCTACGAAGTCTCCAATACGGACATGGCCTGGATCATAAAACTTAAAAGCTCGAGGTGGATTAGGACCGAAGTAAATGGGTATGTTCTTAACAAGAGATAGAGTCTCTATCGGAGCACCTGTCGCAGAAGAAGAGGTAGCGTTCACGATATTGTATTGATTCACTCTCTTATTAAAGAAAGCACCCAACAATCCCATTTACGCAATCTCCGCCTTACGAAATAATTTGAGAGCGTCCCCGATGGTATCATCAAAAAGTTTCCGTTCAAGTGCAAAAGACAAATCACTCAAACGAATACTTGAAATACCTTCAGAGGTTGAAAGATTAACAAGCTTGCTGGTGAGAGCGAGAGCTGCAGTTCTAACCGGTTCAGGAATAGTCTGCATCCCAGCTATGTAAGAAATCGCGAGTAAAATACCGGAATACTCAAAATCAAACCCGGCAACATCTGTGAGTTTGAGAATACCGTTCTGTGCATCCAAGCGATAGTAGAACGTAGTTGGCGAATTAGCGACCGTTTCGACTTCCACCCCAACACTGCGGGGGATAATTTGAGTAGTTGGAGTGATGCCGACTATCTGTTGAATCGGATAGTGTTTCAGCTTCACTCGAGTGGTGCTCTGAATCTCAATTACCTCGTCATATTGCTTAAGACCAAACCGCCGCATGCAGTAACCTTCAACGAGTTCCATCGCACACTGCAACATCTGCTTATAGAATTTATCCCGAGTGTGGTCAGTATCGTCAGCTTCGATGTAATTTCGATATTCACGAACACTAAGCCAAAATGGCTCTTGAGTATAATCTATGATTTCAAATGGCCACGGTTCACTAAAACTAACAATTGAAGCGCCACCTGTTATTCCACTTGCGACTGCAAACCAGTGACCAACTGTCAATCCTGGCTCGACGAAAAGATCATAAGTATATCGACCAACAGTAACTCCGGGCGTAAGAGCTACGTTCGTAAGATAAATATTCTTTAAAGGCGTATAGACATTGGCAATTGGACTTGCCATATCCACCCTATCACCATCGTCGTTATAAAAATCGAATTCTAAGGTGTAGGTAAAGCCTGGTCGATATTGATTGATCATTCTTTTACTTTTGCCACCAATAATCACCCTGAGGGGTTTGTCCCAGGGGATCCAAGATCTTTTCCACTGTTCGCGCCAAATCTGGACCGACATCGGCAACCGGAGCCGCCGTTTCCTCTTCTTTCTTTAATTTCCCCGCAAGAAGAGCTTCAAGCTGACTCGGATGCTCGATCTCGCCAACTAACTCATATCCGAGCTTGAACATATAGTCCTTCGTCTCAACATGCTGAACAACTGCGATGCCGTTCACGATCTTGATTTCACCTTCCTGATAGGAATGTTCGATACAATTACCCGGAAACGTTTCATGCTTAACTACGTACATAAAGTCCTCCTACAGTGTCACTGATTATTATATACCGCACACGCCGCCAGCACAACGCTCTTCCGATTCCTCGAAGACAACATCCTTATGTTTTACGGCCATTTCATATTCGATTGGAGTTATTGGCTGTCCTGCTCTAGCTCCTTCTGGATACACAGTGATCCCCCGCAAATCCGGTAAGTATTTAAGGAGTGTCTGAGCGAAGTGTCTTGCATTATTGTTTCCAGGTTCACCCCAAGCTGGCAAATTAATAGTTGAAGAGATACCCTGATCAACGTATCCCTGCACGAAGTGTTGCATTTTGATACGCCGTTCAACATCGAGGGAGAGCTTATAAGCATCTTCGATTTTCGATGGATTAACCCCATGCTCGATTAATCGCTGTGCTGTTGGATCCACGACGTATGAGAATTTCCATCGACCATTATTACCTAAAAAGCGACGCTTGTAAGCAACACAGTAGATTGGCTCAACACCAGTAGTGGTTTCCCCAATAATACCAATTGTTCCAGTTGGTGCAATTGAACGTACTGCAATCGGCCGAGCATCATCATACAATTTGGCAACACGATCCGCCGTGTGATCCGAAACTTCCTTCCACACTTTCAACCACGAAGCAAGTTTATCACTTGGACCATAAGGTGCATCATTCTTTAAACACCACTCGTGCAAGCCCATCAATCCCAAGCCGATTCTTCGGTAGTCATTCCGAACAACACGATAATCATCATGTGGAAGCCACCCGACAAAAGTACCCAAATAAAGGAAATGAACAGCTGCCTCAGTTACCCAATGAAGTTCATCCATCGAGTTGATTCGTCCAAGATTTATTGAACCAAGATTACAAACATCACCGGTGCGGTCAGAAACAATCTCAGTACACGCATTACGTAAATTCTGACGACCCCGACCATGTGCATTTACAGCGAACCCGGGTTCTCCGGTTTTGAGCATTGACTTACATATCCGGTAGTACAAGTCATAGGCCTTTTTGTTCCCATCCTTAATTTCCTCAAAGAAGGCATCATCAAGACCAACTGAAATGTTAGTCATGTCTAAAGGAGCTGGAAAGTTAAAGTCCGCTTCTTTACAAGCGCGGATTTGCGTGGTCCAGTTCTTAGCCTCAATAAATTCTTCAACATCAGGATGATTCCAATTTAAACCGGCCCATAACGCCGAACGTCGTTTACCCCCTGCAAGGATGTAACGGCTAACTTCATTGATCATTTTCATCAATGAAACAGGACCGGAAGCAGTTCCGCCGTATCCCCGAATAGGAGCTCCCCTTTCTCGAATATCAGTATACTCTACGCCAACACCTGCGCCCGTAGCTAAAGTAGTAGTACACTTCAGCGCCAGATCACCCCAGCCTTCTCTACTATCCTCTGCACGGAGAAGAGTACAGTTATTTACCTGAGGTATCTTTCTACCAGAGGAATAAAGATAGCGGCCACCGGGAATGAACTTCTTAAAAACAATAGCGGCAACCAGTTGGTCATGCAGGCACTTATCTTTGGACTGTGCAGTTACGAAATTAGCAACCCGGTGGGCACATTCTTCCCAGGTTTCATTTTCATGGTAGGCATACGTTCTCTTAAAAATAGTATCAGCAAAGGACATTCAGGAACCTCCGAAAACCTAGATCAGGCACCCTTCTTGAGGGTGTCCTTTTGGATATACTTTATGCCCTTTGGAGAGGAGTACGTTTTCTTCTTTCTCAAGGGCTCTTTCACATTCAGCCGTATCATTGGCTTTGATGACTTTAGATGGCCAATGATCACCCTTTAAGAAGAAGTTAACTTTACCTATGAGTTTTTTGACAGTGCCGGAGTGGCATTTGGGGCACTTTTTAAATCGGTCGGCATGTATTGATTGAAAGATATCGAACTCACCGCATTGGTTACAGTGATATGTATACGTGGGCATGTCTTAATTTAATCTATCTGCACGTGACGTAAAACCAGACAAGGGAAGAGCAGGAACTTTTTTACGGTTCCTGCTCTTTCATCCGTTAAGAACGACAGTTTAGCTGTTGCCCTTGACGCCGGTCATCATCGAAACGTGACGATAGTCGCGAACAACCAACGTCTCGTCCATGAAGATGTCGAATTCCTCAAATTGCGAGGACCGACGAGCCAGCGGCATCGTGGTGAGCTCAGTCAAAACGCTCATGAACACGTCGCGGAGGTCGACTACGAAAATCGCAGTTGACGTACCACCGGTCAACGAACTGACAGTTCCACCTGAGGTGATGTTAATCGTAGAAGGAATTGCCGTACTGGTAAGGATCGGCACTTCATTGTACGACATAACTCGATAACCGCCCGGAATTTCCGTGCGATCAACAAACCGCTGTGTGGTCTGCAACAGAGCATTGATTTTCCGGCGACCGACGCGCGAGGTCAAAATCAGACCCGGATCACCAATGTTCAAATCGAGCAACTCATCCAGTTTTTCGAGAGTCGGCGCGACGCCTGTACCCGTATTCGTCAGCGCGACGATTTGACCCGTCTGCGCAACCATATACGAATCCAGTCCCGGAAACTGTTTCGAGTTCGCTGTGGGCGAATTACCCCAAAAGATTCGGAACTCTTCCGCGTCCCGAATTTCACGAGCTTTCGCTTCCATTTCTTCTCGAAGCAACTCAGCAACCGTTTTACCGGTCTTTTGAACTCGACGTGAGATCTTGCCCTGAGTGAGCATGGTCTTGTACGGCAAGTGAAGTTCCGAGTAGGTTCCAGTGCTTTCCTCCGCGGTATCGATATCATCGACATCGATATTGAGCGCCGACTGATTCGGCGTCAAGCCGGGAGTGCGTTTGTAGATCTGATACCCATTACCAGACCCAGGTCGACGATCAATATTCTGCCGAATCGGGTTGAGGTAATCAACCAACTCGACCAACATTGCGTCGATCGTACGTTCTTTGAAAAGCGATGATAGATCGCTTTCCTCCAATGATTTTCTCAACAGGCTGATATCCGGACCCATGTTGAAATCACCTCTTTCTAACGCCTTCGCGTTAACCTTCCGAAAATTTAACCGATACGATCCACTTTGCCAGCGATCTTTGCTTCAAGAATCTTCTGAAGCTTATCGCCGGGTTTCATTTTATCGAAGCCGGGAGACTTTTTAACGATCTCAACCGGATCCTGAATCACTTCAGGCGAACGATTCTCCTCAGACTCTCCCGGACCGGCACCTTTGCGAACCGAGAACTTGTCTGCGATAGTGATCACCTGCTCGACCATCTTCGCAACCTCAGCTTTTTGAGCTTCAAGCTGCTTCACAAGCTCCGCATTTTTCTCGGTACCGTCAACAACCTGCTTCGCCAAACTTTGCAGCTGGCTAACGATCTCCGAAAGACCTTCAACTTTCACTTCCGAAGCTGCGGGAGTGGCTTCAACCACTGGTTTCACTTCCTCAACCACTGGTTTCACTTCCTCGATGGACTTTCCGCCGGCAAGACGCTCCTGAAGAGCCTTCAGACCGCGGACAGTAGAGGCAATTTGATCCTTGTCTTCCTGAGAAGAAACTTCATCACTTGCTTTCTCAAGAGCACTCAACGCTTCCTCAATTTTGGTTTTCACGATGGGCTCACCCCCCCTAAGAATTGAAAGAGCTTTTTCTTGACCGAGCTCTTTAAACGATTTTTCAACGTACCAAGAAAGTGCACGCGCTTTCACATTCGCTGGAACAGACACAACTGAAACCTCAAACAATTCCATACCCTTGATAACGAGCACTTCTTGATCAGAGCCTTCAAGAATCTGGGGTTCAGCTGCCGTTACGCGGCCACGAATACTAAACTTCGAAAGGGTGCCATCTTTTACTTTTTCCCAAATCGAGGGTTCACTCTTCGAAATGACAACCTTAATAAAAAGCACCGCTCCATGAGCTTCAGCTTTCTCTACAACGCCGATCGGACGATTTGAGTCATGATTATAAAGAACGGTATTATAAGTCAGGAGCGAATTTGCTCCCATCTTAATCGCTTCTTCCGAAACTACATGCCCCTGAGCATCGAGATCATCAGTTGAAGCATACCCTTCAAGAATCCAGCGACCTTGAGTAGCACCCTCCTCGGCCTTTTCGACGTAGGTCTTACTAACCTGCATCAATCCGAGAAACTCAATAGTCTTTTTCGCGTTCACTTGCATATGGTCGTATTTTATCGATTAGGTGACACTGTGTCAAGCGCTATTCTTTTTCTTCCTCGTCGTCGTCTCCAAGAAAGTCAAGCAACGCTTTCATCATGCGATACTTCTTCTTTTTCTTTCCCCGACGATCTTTTTTACGACCTTGATGCATTCCTGCCAGGTCTGCTTCCGATAACTCTTTAAAAGCATTCCCAATTTCATCAATAACTGGATCCCAATTTTCAGAGGTCAACTTCTCAAGAATAATACGATTAGCAAGCTCTCTCAAATGAGAACCACTAAAATTTTCAGTGTCTTCTGCGAGAAGTTTGATGTTTTCGTCCGACTGATCGGGCAAATAGTGACGCAGAATCTTGATTCGCTGTTCCTCTGCAGGGTTAGGCATTGATATAATGATATCAAAGCGTCCTGGCCGATCTCCGAGAGCTTCATCGAGCAATCCAACATGGTTTTCAGTTGCGAGTGTGAAGATTTTGGAATTATCCTCTACCCCATCCATCATGTTCAACAGTTGACCGATACTTCCATTATTACGAAGTCGTCGGTCCATGCCTCCTTGAGTAGCCATATCTTCAATGAACACCATTGTGGGAGCTAACTCACGAGCCATCATAAAAACATCGCCAAGATCAGCATCTGAATAAGGTACCCAGATGAATGTTTCTTTAATCATGTTGGCAAGTGCTTTACCAATCATAGTTTTTCCGTTGCCCGGAGGACCGATCAAAAGAACGCCGCGTTTACTAGGAAGACCCTTCGCGACTCTCTCATCAAGATTATTCATATAATCTATGATGTGAACTTCAAGTTTCTTTTTAACCTCATCAGAAAGAATAACATCTTCCCACTTGGTTTCAGGCGTCTTCATGAAACGGCCATCGTGATAAAGTTTCTTACCCTTCAAGAAATTATTATCACGAATAAAATTATTGATAGTGGTCAGGACGTTACAGGCTTTATCGAGATCATTAGAATAAATATCAACGTGAGCAACGCCGTGCCATCCAGGACATATTTTAAGCACAAACTTACCGAGCTGATCCGATTCGAAAAAGATTGAACCAGTCAAGAGACCTTTGAGAACTTCTGTTCCGGTAGTAAAAGCGACATATTCTGCGGGGAGAAGCTCTTCTTCACCATAGCTTTCAAAATTAACAACACGGTCTGCTTTCTCGAGAGGAAAAAGCTTGATCATCGCATAGCGGAGCAGGTGTGCCCGATAGGGAGCAAACGTCTCTGTTATTTTTTGGATTTCGTGATACGGTTTTTCAAAGTAGTTAATAAGCGATGACCTAAATATACGCACACGTTCAGGAGTACTGTGAAGAGCTTCAGAATATTCACCAAGAGTTGCAGTTTCGAGTGGTTTGTTTGGGTCATATCCTTTTTGCAACTCACCTTCGGGACAAGATTTACACATCTGATGTGCGGCGGCCACTGCCTGGTCACGCTCCATACCTTCTTTCATATTGACTGCAATCTTGCGACTAACGCAGTCTTTGAAAGATTCACCCATTTGCCGGTAATCTCCCGCTTTTTCCATCGGAATCTTCGCGTGGTAAAGATCACAAACGTCGCGTGACTGAATATTACCAGCCACTAAACTGCATGCTTGAAGATCTGCGCGGAAGTATATGCAACTGCCGCAAGTCTGGGCTCCACCTTCTGGCGCTAATCTATAATTAACGTCAGCTTTTTGCTTCAAACCACCGTCGTCCCAGTCCTTTGTCAAATCAATAACGTTTACGGGTTTCATCCTGTTCATTATAAATCGACCGCCTCTCAGTGTCAATTACTCTTCCTCTTTTTGAATTGGAACGTTGAGATCTATAAGGTAAAATCCTTCTAATTTTAACGCGTGATCGAGCAATCCAGGGGCAGCGCTCGCTAATGGCGTAGTATCAACAGCAACCGTTGGTCCAGCGAAAGCGATATCAGAATCGTCGAGCTCTTCACTCTCGATCTTTGGAGCCGGTACTGTAATAGAAATACCGTCGCGCGTTAATTTTCGAACGGTATGTTTAAAATCAGCTTCCTCGGGTTTCAGCATCATTTTATTTTGAGTCCAAGTCCAGGTTCCAACTCGAGCTCCATTAAACGAAACAATAATACCTTGCCGAGTGATGCCCCAAGCATTGCCAATTCGAGTAAATGCTTCGAGCAATTGTTTTTCTCTTGCTTCAGCCATCGATTTTTACCTCACTCTTAAAAATTCATCAACCAAATCTCGGAACCCCGGATAAGCCGCAGCGCCGGATGGTTTTGTAAAGAACATCCGCATCCACTCACGAAAAAACGCTTCAGGAGACGCCAACGACTCAACATTCAACACGGGCAGGTCAGTAATATTACTAATTGCTGACTTAAAGTGAGCATCAAAATTTCTAGTCCAAAAAGTAATGTTTGGTTTAAGATCCAATTCTTTACTACCAAACACAATTTGCATTACATCGCGGAGATCCCGAGTACCGAGATTTTGAATTGTAGCTTTCCGATCAATCCAACTCAAGGATGCCTGCAGGTAAGCATTGTATCGTTGTTGAATTTGCCTACGGACAGCATTGCTACCATCCTCAAGAAAATTCTTCGAAACAGTATCCGCAAGCATAAAAGCTCGCTGGTCAACATCCATTTGCCGCCACCGGTCCCAATTAATAAAGAAGATACCTGATTTCTTATCATGGTATCCTATAAAAGTACGTGTTCCGGCCCTACGGCCCATTTGAATCCGATCTACGAATTGAATTTTCAATCCGTCAAAGAATTCATCTCGCATAAAGGCTGGATATTCACGAACAACTTCCTGAACTTGACGTAAAACAGTACGGTCACCTACCTTTTCAGTGATCGAACGAATGCCGGCAAAGTTCTTCTTGTAAGAAGTCCAACTAGGAGATATTGGCTTATAAGTTGTCGGTCTCGGTACATCTATGCGATTCCAAATTGAAACTGCCTCTGGTAATAAAACTTTACCAATTGACCCCGCCGGTTTAAAAATACCAGGTAACATCTTACCCATAGTACGATTTAAAGCGGGATTAAACAAAGCAGCTTTTCGCGGATCAGTTAACAGCAAACTAAACCACTCTGCAAAATACTCATCTAAATTCCACAGTTGGTAACCGCGAGTAAGCATCGTACCCGTCGAATATTGCTGCAAGACGCGCTCAAACATCATCCAAGCATCGCGGGCATCAATACCACCAAACTTCTGACTGTTCTCAACAGCCTTGAACAACTGAGTCATAAATTGATCAGAATCTTGTAAAAACACTCGCATCAATTTAACGTCGTTCAATACTTGAGGCGTTAAAGTCTTGCCTGATAAACTCGCAACAATCTTTTCAAAATTAGACTCAACCTGGGCAAGTGCCATTGCACGGCTCTTACTAACTTGATCCAAGATAGCTTCAGCAATTTCAGTACCATACAAACCTTTGAGTTCCCCAGTACTGACGTTCATAATGGTATGGCCAAGTTCATGAGATATCGTTCGCAAAATATCTTGTCGCTGTGCAAACGTTAAATCTTTAAACGTAACACCCTCTGGCAATGTTAACTGCAGAACGATTCGACCAGGTTGTCCTGTCTTTTTAAGCGAATAGGTAGCACCTTCAACTCTAAACTTTGGTCCCGTTTTAACTATGGTGAAAAAGCTACCGGGCTCATCTGGAAGCTTATCCCAAAACTCTTTCCGTCGAAGATAGCCAGTTTCAGACATCCACTGTCTAATTTCTGTTGGAATTGTAAACTTCTTTGAAGCCAGCATCCCCAAGAAATCATCTGTGTTCATGTTTGGCGTAACATTAAGAACGCCCTTGACATTCGGAAGTTCAAGCAGATTATTCAACCAACTAGCTGCTCCGGGTTCTAAACCAGCTACCGGCCTGACAGAACAGCGGCAATTGCCACCACAATCTAACAATGAAGATTTCGGAAAAATATCCATTGCTGCTAGCTCTTTAGCATCCCATACACCATCACCATCACGACCCTGAGCTAACTTCCAACAGTCTTCAGAATGTTTTGCATCAGGTTCCAGTATCCACTGAACCATTACTGGTCCAGGTGGATCAGCTACTCCAGCTAAACTGTAAGCTCGACTCATCCAGGTATTAAGCAAACCAACACTGCGAACGAAAACGCTGTAGGCGGCAGAAGCAGCAACGTTTGCATACATTAAAAGATAGCGGTCAAAACTACTTAAAACCTCAAGAGGATTTCTGGTGGGGTTCTCCCGCATCTCAGCAATGGCATCATCTTTGTAAAGAGCCTCTGCTCTCTCATCAAACACCCGCAGATATTTATTAGCGACAAGACTCTGCTGACGTGGAGTAATACCTTTTACTTTAAAGGTATCTTCAAAGTAATCAGTGCCAAGCTGGACACCACTATGGAAGGCTTCTTTTCCAATTTCATGAAACTCTTTTAACATAAAGTCAAAAAGTTCTTTTTGACCTTTAGTTACAGACTTTTCAAGACTGTCCCTGTATTCAATCTTGAATGCTTTCCAAGCTTCTACAAGACGAGTCTTTACATGTTTTTGCAGTCCCTGAATCTTATCATACCAATATTGTTCTTGTGGAGTTGCAAAGCGGGGGCTGCGGGCGTGTTCGTGTTCGTCAAGTTCTTCGGGAACGTCGACATCTTCTCCTGTAGGAGGCTTCTGGACTCCACCAAGAGCATCGACTTCCGACTTACTTAAAAAGAGGATTTTTTTTTTGAGAGAAACCGGCGTTCGATAGCATCGTACTGCTTATCAAGGCTACGATCAATGTCTATATCAAACATCTGCAGGAAGTCATCTTCTGAAAGCATTGACTCCTGTTCTTGTGCCGGGGGCGGAACTTCTCGACGAGGGCCCCCTTGACTTGAAGGAGGAATGCTCGTTGGGTTACGATACAGGGGTAGTCCCGATTGAGGATCTAATGGAACGACCTCATTGCCGAGAAGAACGGTGTGAACATCTCCACCTTCAACAGCATCAAGGTCAATATTCAAACGAACTTCGTTACGACTAACAATGCCAGATCTCCACAATAATCCATACCCACCAGAGCGTTCTTGAAAACTCTCTTGAGGAATCTTTGTAACCTTCCACATCACATCTGGATTAAGCTCATCAACCACCTCAAGGTTAACTGCTTCATGACAGATGTTAATTAGTGGAAAAATCAATTTAGACTGTGAAGATCGTACTCCAACTTCTGCAGAACCGCGTTCAACCTGCAAACTGGACTCGACAGGTGATAATCCAAAGTTTCTAGCAACAATTCTTTCAATAATAGGCAGCAACTCAGCCACCTGCATTTCTTGAAAGGGACGCTGAAACTGGACCCAATCTACCTTATCAACATTATCAACGACTCTAATCTTTCCTTTATTGTAAATACCCTTGGTTGCCTCAAAAGAAGCTTTAGCACGTTCAAGTGCTTCTTCACCAATGATACCAAGATGCAAAAGTCCGGGAGGAATCTCATCATGAACAAAATTCCAACCAATGGACTTAATGCTCAACATCAAAACACTAACTTCATTGATGATAGTTTCAATGATTGGATTACTGCTCATCGTGTACGTAGTAGGCGTGAACAGTTTGTATATAAGATTCTCTTTTGGATGTCGTCCAATTTCAGTGACATAATCATCTTTGTACTCAGCATAGTACAAAATCTGACCCTGAGCTCCGTATTTCGGCATATACCGAGTTGCATCCCGAGGAACCAATTCCGTAATCTTACCCGAGCCAGCTCCCCGAGCTTTCTCAATAGAACCCTTGCCGACAACGAGCAAATCAGTAATAAACATCGAAAGAAGAGTCGAAAGAGATTGTCGATCCTGATTTGGACGTTTAAGAAAATCAACAACAGACTTCGATTCCACCGGAGGATGATAGCGCATATCCTTATGCATTACGCGCCAAGGAAGATGTGATACCTCACGAGCGATGCTGTCCACTGCGGGACGAACTGAAGAAGAAAGCTGATAGACTGTACGAAGTGTTTTCCAACTTAGATGTCCGAAGGTGCTGGGATGTACCGCCCACGACCACTCACCATACTTCGTGTAGTCCCGATTGATCGATTTCTCGATCTCTTGCGGGGGCGGACTGGCTTTACTAATTACATTTCCAGCGACATCTACTATCGGCATACTACTCCGATCGAATTACATTTAATCGAGCAAATTCTCCAAAACGTTCTACCGCTGCTCGATTGTAAGCGCGAGCCGCTTCAACCTCTGTTTCAAAGGTTCCCAGATGCTTCGATTTTCCACTGATCCCGATTTGCGCGTACCAATTTTGGTTAGCCTTCGACCAGTAGACTCCTTTATAACGACTGGCAGTGACGTGACCGCCATAAGTCACACACTTATTTTTATTTGCGCCATTTTCCGCTTTAGAGCATGGTCGTAAATTTTCTCGGGTGTTATCGAGAGTGTTATTGTTTCTATGATCGACCCAATTTATCCCTAAAATAAATCGATGTAAGTAAACATTCTTACCCTGAATCCAAGTCGCAACGTAATACCCACCATCGGATAATTTAGAAAGCCACCACTTATGGACACTAACCTTGTCATAGTCTTCGAGATCGACTAATGCCTCTTTACCGTGCCCATACTTACCAGTTAGAGGTATTTTTAACGCCATTAGATTAACCCCACGACCAAACAGAAAAACCCCCCGACTTGTTTCCCTTCTCTTTAACCTTTCGCATCGCTTCCAGCGCAAACCAACTCGCCATAAGCGTATCCATGTGAGTCAATGGATAATATCGAATTTCATTTATCCAATAACAGAAATTACAAGAACACGTTTCGTCGTGATTTCCTCCGGACTTGAAAGGAACCGTCCAATGCCCCGACTCGATTTCAGCAAGCAGAGAGGGCACACCCATTTCGAGATCAACTTTTTGCGTGCCCGTGAAATAGCCCTCGATCGGAAGACCAATAGGACCAAGGCCGCGGAGCAAATCAGTGAGATACTTTTGTGCCCCATTATTCTCCACAAAAATTAGAGTCGGCTTTAATCTCTCATACGTTTCAATTATAGCACGTCCAGTATCAAGGATCGACTTCTGCTGAAACTTCTTTATCTCAATCGGGACCCTCTTTCCATTGGGGTACCTGCCGAGGGTGTAAATTACGGTAGGCGAATTATCATCTCCCTCACGATGGCCAAGATCGATTCCCGTGAACCGCATCACTTCCTGGTTCTGCAGGACATCGAATACTGAAAGATTCCGATCTCCAATCGTTTCTAAGGCCGATGCATTAATCCAAGACTCAGTATCCGTAACAGCGACTCCTCGATAGGCTCGATTATAGGCTCGCTGCTTTAAAACACCCAATCGTTTTTTGAAGTATTCATCGGGAAATCGCTCGGGCCATGGACTTTCAAAGTTATCCCCCACCCACGTTTCAGGAGCATGTGGTATGTTTGGGTTGTTCCTGACCTCACAAACAATATCCAATTCATGCCACGGAGTACCTACCATGTACCATCGAGCATCGGGTCCATCTAACAAATTCAACCAGGCATTCGCCCAAGCCTCCTTAACCTGCTCTCGAGTACGAGGTTGGTGAATAGCATTTCGCATGCCACTAATATCATCGAAGAAGACCAAATCTGCACGACCGCCCACACTCGCTGTTAAGATGCCGCCGCCTTCTATGGTCGGATCTTTATGATGCATTTTGTTCTCAACCGTCATAGACATCTTATTCCACGAGTCAGTCGGCGAAGGTCTAATATCAGGAAACACTTCGTGATAGCGTTCGTTTTTAAGAATGGTATTACTTATCCTGGTCAGAATTTTCTTAACCAGATCATCTGTTTCAGTAGCGACCTTGATTCGGATATTTGGATCCTTGCCGATCTCCCAAAGAGACCTGCCAATAGTGATTTGCTCAGTTTTTCCGGTGTCACGGCAGGCTAATACTTGGCCGTACTGATTACTATCCATAAATCGATGCCAGGTTTCATGAAACTTGGCATTTTTGAATCCAAAAATATACTGTGTGAAAATATTACTGTCTTGCCGAGCTAACCGAATAGTCTTTTCTTTGAGTGCTCGGTAAAGTTGAAGTTTGGAATCAAAGGCAGCTTCACTCATGAATCCTTCTCGGGATCAGTAACTTCAACATCTGCGGGACTTGGCAGCTCCGCTTTAGCACTACCAACCAATCCTCTCAATGAATCAATATGGCGATCAAGATCTTCTTCCTTCATTCCAGTGACGTCGATGACATCATGATTCTCATTGCGGCCGGTGGGCTGTCCGAGGATCAATCGCTTCTCTTTATTGACAAACTCGAGTCCTTTGATAACGTCCTGCCAGGTTGTAGGTCCGATCAGGTTATTTAAAAGAGCAGTAGATATCTTGGTTTGAAGATGTTCGAGCAGTTGCATCTCAGTGAGCATGTCTTTTGCGACTAGATTATTTTGAGCTTCTCGCATTACTTCAATCTGCCCAGAAAGAGTGGATTGGAGATCACTTACCTTCTGATCCCACTGTTCCTCTTTCTTCCAAACGTGAAGAGTAGCTGGGGGAATACCAGTCTCTTTCGAGACTCGAGAAACATTACGAAATCGAACATAAAGTCGAAAGGCGGTTTGCCGTCTCTCTACATCGGGTAACTTTGACATACCTCATTTAACATTAAATGAGTGTCAGTGTCAATCAGAGATGCGAAAGAGGATCGGGAAAGTGCTGCTGTAGGAATGCTTTAAGTGTTTGAACTACAAAAGTATTTTCAGGAGTTTGAATAAAAAGAACAGTATCCCCCATTTGATTCTTGTTCTTTTCAAACACATAGAATACAAGATCGGGGGTACCTGGTTTGGTAAAAAAGACTATAGAATTCTTTGACTTAGTATCCTCATTAGACTTAACCCAATATTCATACACATGAGACTTTTCTGGATTCTTGAAGAACTGCTGGAAGCTCCATTCTTTCCTACGTTTGCATTCCAAAGGTCCGAGCCCAGCCATTTTCCAGACACGTTGAATATCATTAATGGGCTTGATATCCCCTTCAGGCTGCGCTCTTCCGTGCGGCTTAGTACGAAAAAATCCATCTTGCCACTTAGAAATACCAAAGTGAGAGCATATCTTTTTTGCAACATCTCGCTCGTAGTTACTACCTATCTCACGTGCTTTACGAGCAATCTGCTGCTTAAGAGTCTCGGGAGTACCCGCTTGCTTGGCAACCTGCGCAGCGGTAGGAAATTGATCCTCGCCTATTTGATCAAGAAGTTTACTCATCAGTTTTAGTTTGATCTTCCGGAGCTCCCCGTGGAGCATATGGTGGTCGAAGCTTGAGTTCTTTATAAGCGTATTCCATTAAGTCATCCCCAAGCATTTTAGCAATATCTTCAGCTCGATATTTTGCTCCCTGCGTCTCAAACCAACCACCAGCTTTCTTAATCAGAGGTGGATTAAAAAGACCTTCATCTGTAAGGAAGTCAAGAAGAATTTCCTTTGGACGCAATCCTTCTTCGAAATATAAATCGAAGTTTCGAGTTCTGAATGGCGGTACGAACTTATTCTTAACTGTGATTACATTGATGGTCTGTCCATAGGTAGTATCCTTACCACCTTCCTTGAGATATCCTTTACGACGAGCTTCAACCATCAATCCTGCATGGAACTCAATCGCATGTCCTCCGATCTTGGACTTTTGAGTTCCGTACATGATACCAGGATTGTCCTTCAATTGTGAAACAAAAACAAGAGCAACATTTTGATCCCAAATGAGACCACTTAACTTCCGCAGTCCTTCTGAGATAATCTTTGCATGTTCAGCTCGCTGCTTACCTTCAGTTGAATCCTCAGATTCGACTTCCGAAGCTGAAGGAGCTCCCGAAACACTGTCAACGGCAATGAATACCGGGGTTGCACTCTGAACTTCCTTGATCTTAGTAATAGCTAACTTAATGTAATCAAACACCCCTTGTAGGTGAGGTGGCCGTGGAAGAATCAATCTTTCAGGGTCAACTCCGTGAAACTGCGACCACGTGCTGTCATAACTATGCTCGGTATCAATAAGAACGCATACAACTCCTTCTTTCTGCGCAGCACCGATAGTGCGAGCTATGATTGTTGACTTGCCAGAACCATAAGGACCAGCAATCTCACTGATACGGCCTAGCGGCCATCCAGGTCTTCCGATGACCCAATCAAGGGCGAGGTTTCCGGTGGGCACAAAAGCTTTAACATTTTCTGGTTTGAACTCTCTTGATAAAGTGCTGGCTGAGCCTTCTCCAAATTCTTTCACAAAGCTCTTCACCACCATATCAATGAGCTTTTGTTCTTCAGTCTGCGCCATCGAAAACCTCGCTTTATTGAATTTTACTTCTGAAGTTTAGCCTTCAGAGCAGCTTCCAACGCATCGACCTGAGCGTACCGATCAGCGACATTACTATCAACCTGAACAGGTGCTGGTTGAACCGCCGCTGGGGGTTGTACAGGCTGCGGAGTTGGAATGGGTGCAGCAGGTGCAACCGGTGCCGATGTAGCAGCTTGTGGCGCTACAGGAGCGGCAGCCGGTGCAGATGGTGCGGGCTGAGGTCCTGGAATTGGAGCAGTAATAACTGGTCCGGGTCCGACAGCGACCGGCGCATTACTAACCGGCTGTGGCGTAGAAACATACCCCGCTGGTCGATAAACTTTCCACGGCTGCGAGGCGAAAGCGGATTCAACATCTGCTGGATTCGGATACAAGAAGATATCATCGAGATTGAAAAGCTGATCCAGCCACTGTGGATTCTGAATTGGCGTCGACTGCCGAGCTGGATAGATCGCATCTTTCGAATTACGACCTTGTCCGGTTCTGGTCAGCGTCATGTCCGTTCCATGAGCTGGATGCGTGATATCCCCGTACTCGCCGCTGTCCTGAATGTTCTGAATCGCGGTATAGATGATCTTGCCGAACGAATAAACGAGAACACCGGCACCTGGGTTGTTCAAATCGATAATATTGGCGTACCATCTTTTTGCCGGTCGGCAAACAGAAATGTCCGGTTCGTACTTATCGTACTCAGCTCGAAGATTGCTGTACAACGCGCAAAATGGACACGTGTTCTCTCGAACCATGTTCGGACAAATGAACGTTGTTTTCGACAACCCTGCTTCCCAATGAATCTGGGTGAACCTGGCGTACAAGCCTGACGATGACCACGGAGGCAAGATACGAATGCGATAAGTACCCTCCTTGAGCGTGAACAGCTTGTTCTGTGGAACGTTTTTGAGATAGGGCTCACGAGTCATCGGTGAAGAAGCTCTTTGAGCCTGTGGATTATATTCGTAGTAACCCATAATATTTCCTCCTTGTTTTAGTCGTCGTGATTGTTAAGGCCCCGTTTAAATAGATCGCGTCGATTAAGACTCATCAATAAGCGGCTCTTCATATCGAACGCAGAGGCGGCCTTGGTTAACAACTTGTGTTCTTTGTGTAAGCGTGTACACTCGTTTTTCAATTCATTCCATTTTGCATCAGATCGATACATTCGTTTAATGTGCGTTTCTTTTGCGTCTTCATCTTGTAATTTGTATTGTTGAGCTAAAGTTACTTCGTGTGTTTCTAAAGCAATTTGAGCTTTTTCAGCAAGTTCTTCTGCTTCCACAGATAGGGCTGAAACAGAATAGAAGTAAGATGGACATGTAGCCATCTCTCCTTCTAAATTCATTTCGTTGATGCGTACTAACTTACTAACGTCGAGTTGTTCGGACATGAGCCTTCTGATTGGTAAATGTCATTCAGCTTCTTGATGTTATCAAGTATAGCTTGAATCTGTATTGGGTTAAGCGCCGCTGTTAAATCGATCTTAAGTCCGTTTGGTCGCGGACCCAGTACATCTATATTATGTAAAGCGGCCATTGATGCCATTCTCGTATCCATACTAACACGTCTACGAGCTGCCCAAATAATTTCGCCAACACTATTCATGCCCAACAAGTGAACATTCTTGCCAGCTGCGCGAAGTGAAGGAAGCGTTGGTCCAATGAATTCCATTCGCACACAAGCTAATTCTTCAGCGTTTAAATTTGAAGTAACGCTTTCGTAATACTGTACAAGTCGGGGAAATCCAACCCAACGAATAGAACGCTGTTTACAAGCAAATTCGATTTCTCGCATTGCTTCTGCTTTTGTGCGGCCCTGAATAACATACAGAAGTTCTGGTTTACGAAAAAGAGTTAACTGATCAAATACAAACTCATAATCGTAAAAGTTCTGCCTTGTCTTTTGCGCGTCGCAGAGTACGTCAGGAACTACTACGACTCTGGGTTTGATCATTAGAAGTATTCCCAGATAGCGGACAGCCCAGTGAGGATCTTTAGAAGTATGTCCTGTTGGATCTGTTAGATCTGGACTAGCGCCGACTCCGCAATCTAAGATGATATCACTAGTTGGAAGTCCTTCTCTAAATGTACCGAGATAAGAAGGATCGTTGAGTAGTGGATCTATTTCGGCAAATACGTGCTCGTCGGGTGCAACATATTTAAGTAAAGCTAGCGGCCGGGTGTGATAAAGTGCCTTCATTCCACAAGTGACTCCGCAGGTGTTAAGTTCAATCCAAGAACATGTTGAATTTGATCGAGGCGATCATCAACGCTACCCGTAAGAGTATGATATGGTATCTTATAGAAGTCCAAAATAAGTCTTGTTTCTCGATCATGTTGTTTTTGAAATTCGGGATCAGTATAACGGATACCATCTTGCTCTAGTGGAAATTCAATCGGAACATAAAACACGTGATCATACCAAACATTCTTTACTGCCCAGGACATTAAGCGGTATTCAAACCACTGTCCTTGTAGTAACCGACTATATGCCCAAGTATCGTAAATCGCTCTTGAACCAACGTACGATCGGTGGTAGTGATGATTGTAAGCGTACCAGTAGTTGAAGTACCGCTGCTTCATCCTATCCGACATGCGGAACTTAGTGTGGACCTTCCGTCCAATGCCGTCCCAGAACATGTAGTGCCAACAATCCCAATGAGGATCAACCTCTCTGAGGATCTCGGTCATTCGAGGATCATTGAGAAGCGTACTCTTTCCTACGCCATGCGTACCCGTGAAGACAATTCTCATGCTCTTCTAAGTCTTTGAAACTTTGAGTAAATACTATTATACGTCCGATTATGCAAGTAAAACTCTAAATGCTTAACCGTCCCGTAAATTGACAAATGTTTTTCGCGCTGGAGAAGTACAAAAGCAAAAACAAGAAGTTCTTCCTGCTTCGACCATTTCATAACATCGCCTGATCTTTCAGTTCGTGCTCTTCAACTATAATACGTTCTTGTTCTACTTTTTCAGCTGCCGCTTTCTTCTCAGCTTCGACCTTTAACTGCTTCTCATACTCATCTTGGCCCCACCGCTGTACGCAGTGAAAATCCGTCTTGAGTTGAACTCCCAGTCCAGGAACAGGCAATGACATAATGGTTTCCATTATCTTCCTTATATCATCAACGAGCTCGTCGGGGGCTTCTCCGATGATATTGTCATGAACCGCCAATACAAGTCCGGGTACTTCATAGATCTTCTTGGGAGTCCATCCAAATAACCTCTCGAAGCATTGATCAATTAAGAACAAAGACCGATTAGTTGTATCTGCAACTCCGTTTTGACATGGAAAATTTGCAGATAGTCGATCATAGTAAGCAACGGTTGACTCATCAAATGCAGGTGGAAAATGCTTGCGGCGGCCATACACTCCTTGGATATATCCCCAAGTACGCCATTCAATCTCCTTATCTTTCCACCACATGGGTACTTTAGGAAAAGCACTGTCCCATTCTTGATACCAAGCAGTTGTCTCTTCAACTGATAATTTCAACTGATCTGCTAATCCTGCGGGACCGCCTCTGTATGCTTTTCGGAAGTTAACTGACTTAGCAACGTTCCTCAAATCCTTTGGCGTCATTGCAGCAAATCGTTCTTTTAAAGCTACCGACTTGCTCAAAAGCTTATCCATAACGGTCTGGTGCAAATCAGTCGTCATGCACGCCTGTATAAAATCATCGTCTTGTGCTAAGTACGCTAGCAGAACAAGTTCCGCTTGTGAATAATCAAAGTCCAGTAGCTTCCATCCAAATGGAGCCATGAAGTTCATTCGAATGTCGGGGTCTCGAGGAATGTTTAATAAAGAGGGTTCTCTAGCTGCGAGACGGCCACTGATGGTTCCGTGCGTAAGGAAGTCAGGATGACATCGATTGTTTTTATCTAACCACTGAAGAATACCGCCAGGTTTTTCAGGCCTTTCGTCATCACCATCCCAACCATCTAAATAAGTTGAAAGATTCTTTTTGAGATGTCGAACACCCAATACCATCTTTGGTACAGGATGTCTCTTAGAAAGTTCTTCCAGTGTTTCCTTGTCAGTTGATGGCGCCCCTTTATCAGTTTGCTTGATGATCGGCAATTTAAGATCATTAAATAGAACTGCCGTCAGTTGTGCCTGCGAGGTGTACTTGAAGCGCTTACCTACCGTACTAAAGAGTTCTTCCTCTTTCTCTTTAACTCTCTCACGATAAGATTCTGACTTACTGATAACTCTTTCCCGATCAACTAGAAAACCACGAAACTTCATCCTAGCCAAAGTTCGTTTCAATGGCATAGCGTGGTTCTGGTAAAAGTCCTTCATTCCGTCTTCGATCATCCGAGGAACAAGAACTTCATGATCTAACCGTCGGGTACTAACTGTATCTTCACAGTTGTATGGAAGCAGTATCTCAGGCGGTGCCTTACATATATCAGCAGCCTTACCACCAACGGCCTCTAATATGTCTGCTTGGTAACCTGCCTTAGCCGCGAAGTTATTCGACACTAAAAACTTTAACCCATGTGGTGTAGTTTCATCAACAATCAAATGCCCGTCGAGAGTGTCATGTCGAATCTTAACATTGAATCCCCTAAACCATTTAAACAAGGCATCGAATCCACTATTGTGATAATCGATGCCCAGCTCACGATCAGTAACCTTCCGATGAGCTTCGTAAATTTCAGAATCGTCAAAATCAGCCATCCACCACTTATTTTGCTCTTCAGTAAGTCTTGAAAACTTTACTAGAAAGGCAATACCATAATACTTCCCACCCTGCTCAATCGCATATGCGATGGAACAAATTTCGTCTTCGTAAAATTTTAAGCCGGTTGTTTCAATATCACTCGCGATTGGTCCGTCAAAATCTGCAAGGAAGTTCATCCACCCCAAATAGCGTTCCCGGCTATTTATCATCTCACGATGAATCTCAGGTCCTTCCGGAGCTCGAATATTGTAAACAGCGTTCTTTACGAGGCGGATATCACCTTCGAACGTCGGATACAATTCAGGTTTACGAAGAATGTTAGCGGGGTGGAAAGTAGGAAGGACTTTAACTGGATGGCCGAAATAGGTGGAATCTACCCAGATACCTCTACGCTCAGTTATCTTTTGAAGACCAAGAACTGCCTTTAGAGCAACTGCTCCAAGCAAAAGAATGAACTTTGGCGGATCTTGTGGTGGAAGATCTTTTTCCGCATGAGCAGCCATACATAAACGCTGCTCTTCAGCTGTAGGTGCTCTATTACCCGGCGGTCTACACCTAGCCGTATTTGTAATATAGCAGTGTTGTTCGATTATACCAAGCTTTTGAAAAGTTTCGGAAAGAAGGTTTCCGGCCCTTCCAACAAACGGAAGACCGTCATAGACTTCTTGAGCACCAAGAGCTTCTCCAATGACCATAAGGCCATTAGCTCCTGTACCCTTACCGTACACACCAGATCGCCTAACATCCCTGCTGAAGGAAGTAACGTGAAGTGGGCACTGCGCGCACTTCAACTCATCTATCTGAAAAAACTTGCCTTCTGCGGAAAGATTGTCTGGTGGAGGTGCTTTATTAAAACTTCCCGGTTGAGCCAAATCCCTTGTCTCCTCGATCCGACGGTGATAGCTCCTTGCTAGATATGAAGTGTACACCAATACGTGGATGGAAGACAAGCTGTGCAAACTTCTGCCATCTTTGAATCAAAAAAGTTTCATGAGTGGTGTTGAGTAAAAAGGCAGAAAGTTCACCTCTAAAACCAGCATCTATGACTCCGGGGAATACCAATATACCCGATTGATTAAGACTCGACTTACCTCTAACTTCGAGCCAAAGATCGTCTGGCATTTCAACGGCTACGCCAGCATGAACTTCTTTTTGCTCTCCCGGAGATATCTCAACTGGAAAAACAGCAAACATATCGTAGCCAGCATCATTGGCGTACTTTTTATCTGGCATTTTAGCACCCTCTACGAGCTTAACATACTTTACAGGATGTCGTTCGTATGGCGTGCTAATTGCTGCGCGGGAGCAAATCGGGCAGGTAGCTACGTGGATAAGCTTATCGATTAACTCATCCACAGACTCAACCTGATAAGGAGTGTGGATCTTACCTCGATTGAGGTAAGATTCCACTATCTCCTTATAGGTTTGCCTTATGGAAACCCTGTCGATCATGCAGCCGGTGCAGCTTCCGGTGATGCAGGAGCGACAGCTGGCGCCTCGACGGCAGCGGGAACGGGAGCAGATAAAACGAGAGTAACTTTGCTGATCTTGACGTAGCGCTGTTTGCCTTCGATCAGAAGAACAACGTTCTGTGAGGCCGGATTGAGGCCCTTGACCTCGTAATCCTTCTCTTCAAACTTCACAACATCACCCTTCTTGAACGGCATCACTTTCTCTTTACCGAAAAGATCGGTGAACGAAATGCTGAATGTTTCACCACTACCTTCGTCTTTGAATTTCACTCGACCAGCAGATTTCTCCACGCCGAGAACTTCAAGC